TAGTTAAGATCGAACATAGTTTTTTTCCTTCCTTTTTTTGTTAAAAAATAATTGTTATTATTGATGAGAAATAATCAATAATAAATATTGTTAAAATAATTATGGGTAATGTGTAATCACTCTCGTAAATTCTTATAATCATTTTTTCAAGATTGTCAAGAACATTTTTAATTTGGTGTGAAATCATAGACAAACTCCCATTTATTTAATTTATTAGCTTTGATTTTTACATTTGGGTCTTTGATTAAATCAGCTACAAATTCCTTTAATTGATTGCTTAGAAATTCTGGAGTAGCAAAATTTGTTTCAAAAAACTTGATCCATAATGAGCCATGATCTTTTAAAATTTCTTCATCTAGGTCTTTGATTAATAGTTGCCTGTTCCAGTGTAAATTTCTTAAAGTTTCAAAATGTTTAATCATATTATTTTACCCCCAATTCATTCCAGAAATTATCCAGCGGATTTTCATTATCTCGCTGAGATATTGGAACATATTTTTTCATATCAGACGTACTCATATTTTGAGCAATGGGTCTGATAATATTTCTTGATAGCCTTGAACAGTTAGAAATTGCTTGTTCAATAAGTTGATCTCTTATGCTTTGCATTAGTCCTCGCTTTCATCTTGGTTGGTTAAGTGCGAATTGTTGTAGTTAGTATCAGATAGCAATTCATCGCAATCATAACTATCGAATTCATCAGTAATAAGAAGCTGAAGCATTTTCATATTTTCCATATTAAATCTCCATTCCATATTTTTTCAGCTCGGTTGCTAACATTTTACGATTTTTGCCCCTCGCTTTTTCGTAGGCTTTGATTAACCCCCGTTGATAGTTGGTGGCATATTCCCAGCCCTTGTACATATCTTTTTGGCTTCTCCAATGGCTTTTAGCTTTGTCTGTTGGTAGCTTGATCCACTCACCAGATTCTTCATCAAAATGGTTTGGAAGCCCTTTGATATCTCCTGCATCTTTGAACACTTGGACTGTGTTCCATACTCGGCTTGATCTCATTGTCATAGTTTGACCCTCTCTCAAAATTCTAATTGAGAATCATTCTCAACTAGGTATCGCTTGGATATGGGTGGAGTATAGGCTCATTCGAAAAAAATGTCCAATCAAGAAATATTACAAAATATTACAAGGCTTTGCCTTAATTCGTTCACCCTTTGTTCCATAAGGTTTTCAAGGGGTTGCGAGGGGGGAGATGCCCTCACATACTAGCACATACTAGCATATAATCTCAGTAGTCATAGGGCTTCTGGTGGGGGTGGTTTGGGGTGGGTGACCTAGTGGGCATATAGGTAAGAACTACTGACCTATTCCCTGGCTGTTTTTCTGCGGGGGAGGGGTATGATCGGCAACCCCCCACCCCAAAAATTCAGGCTGGTACTCTCTATACTATACCACCTCAAAAAATTTTAGCAAAATTTGAACTTTTTTTTAAAAATGATGGGCGTGCCCCCTTTCTAGTGGGGGAGGAAGCACTGTGAGAGAGTGTGAGTGTGTGATCGTGCTTGTATAATCCTCCCCCGTACAGGAGACGTATCACATTGCGTGATACAATCATATTATAAAGCAACAACACTTGCATTGCAACCTTTAATATTGTATAATTAACATATGGCTGATAAGAAATCAGATACTAATAAACCGCTAACTGGCAAACAAGAACTTTTCTGTCAAGAATTCATTAAAGATCTCAATGCTGTACAAGCGGCAGTTCGTGCAGGCTATCTACCTCAACATGCAAAAAAGAATGCTTATACTTTTTTGAGGCATGCAGGCATAGCGGCCCGAATTTCTGAACTTAAAGCCGACTCAATGAAGCGTACGAAAATTGAGGCGGATGATATTCTGCGCAGACTTATACGTATTGCTGAAAGAACAGAACAAGAAGGCGATTATAATGCTGCCATCCGTTCCCTTGAGCTCCTTGGTAAACACCAGGCTTTATGGACAGATAAGAACATCACGGAAATTACAAATGCATTTGCTACTGGAAACAGTGACGAGGATATCTTACGTGATGTTGAGCGTTTAAAAAAAATAGCAGCGCCTAAATTAAAATTAGTAAAAGGAAAATAATATTATGGCAACACCAGGCCCAAAACAAAACAAAAAAAGAACAATTAGTTCACCATTTAGAGGTGAAGCAGGACAGAAACTTTTCAAAGTTCCTGGAGTAAATGTTTTAACAGAATCTAAAAAAGAAGCAAAAGCAATGTATGGCAATAAGTCTTTGATGAAAACTTTAAGAGAAAAAAATAAGAAGTTGCCCAAAGATGCATATATGCGAATGTCTTATAAATAATTAATATTTAAAGGAGAAAACTATGCCACTAGTAGTAGTAGACGAACCAAAAAAGAAAAAATCAAAGAGCCCACATAAAGACCCTAGTTCTAAAATTGGTGAAAGTAGATCACATATGCCAAAGGAACAAGACGGCAAAACTCAACAACAAAAGAAGATAGGGATATAATTATGCCAGAAGGTAAAGGCACATACGGATCTAAAATTGGAAGACCGAAAAAAAATCCAGGCGATGTTCAAAGAGAATCCGCTAGTAAAAGGAAACAAGAAGAATTAAAAAATAAATCTAAATGGAAATCTACTCCTAATCGACCTAAAACAAAACCGCCGTCTAATTGGATGGAAAGAAGAAGAGGAGATCCAAAAGACTATTTTTTAAATAAGATTATACCCGCAGGTGGAATCGCTGGCGGAGCAAAGAAGCTTGTTGATTTACTAAAAAAATCTGGTGCTGGTTATTCTGGTTCAGGTGATTATAAAGAATAATGAAGAAAAAACAATTTTTAAAAAATAGACAAAAATGGAAATTACAAACAGTATTTGATATTGTTGTAATTGTTGCCATTATATTAATAGGAGTAAAAATATGGTAGACTCAGCAGCAAGTAAAGTGCGAAAAGGAAAAGAGCCTATACCAGTAGAGGTACGCAAATTAAAAAGAAAAAGACAAATAAATACACCCAAAGATACAAAGTTTGTCAAAGGAGCAAAAGGGGTCGTAAAGAGTTTTAAAAAGGCATATAAAGAAGGCAATGTGCCAACAACTGTACCTTGGGCTATAAAAAAAATGGGATATGATATTAAAAAAACAAGACAAAAATCTGGGCCAAAAGGTAGACCAGGTTCACAAATACACAAAGCAACAAGTGTAAAAAGATCTGGTGCTAATTACTCTGGCGATTAATAATTAATTTTATTTGAAAAAACAAAAACCCCCTCCCCCTAAAAATAAAGAACCCAATCCTCTTGATGAGTTTTGGAAAACCTTGGGCTGTGACCCCAAGACAGGAAAGCCTGTTAAAAAAAGGAGAGATTATGAAAGGTAAATTACTACAACCAGATTTGGATTTATACGATCCATCAAAACCGATAGAGGATTTGTGGAAGTATTTAGCTTTATGGGGGCACCATGCATATATTGTCCAAAGAGGATAGAGATGCGGCCACTCGTTTAGCTGTAATAACAGCACGTGATGACTTGCTTGCATTTATTATGTTAATGAATCCAAGCTTTAGTGTAGGCCCACATCATAGATTACTCTGTGATGAATTGATGAAATTAGAAAAAAATGAAATAGATCGTCTTATGGTATTTATTTCACCACGTTCTTCTAAATCTTTAATTACTTCTACATACTTTCCTGCATGGGCTTTAGGGCGTAACCCATATTGGCAAGAGATTGCTGTATCACATAGTGATGATTTAGCAACTAGATTTGGTAGATCAATTAGAGATATAATTAATTCTCCTGCTTATCAAACTATATTCCCTAAAATAAATATTCGTAAAGATAATCGCTCGGCAAATAGTTGGGCACTAGAACATAACAAGAATCAAGCTGGCTCATTTCTCGCAGCAGGTTCTGGATCAGGTATCGCTGGTTTTGGTGCTCACTTAGCAATCATTGATGACCCTATATCTGAGCAAGATGCTTATTCAAAGACTCGAAGAGAACATTTGAATAACTGGTACGCTTCAGGATTACGTACAAGGCTTATGCCTGGTGGTAAAATTGTACTAGTTATGACTAGATGGCATGAAAATGACTTAGCAGGTCATCTTTTAAGCGCCGAAGATAGTGGAGTTATGGCAGATAAGTGGTCTGTTGTCAGGATTCCTGCCCTAAATACTACAGAATCTACTGCTAAATTAAAGAAAGCTAGGGAAGATCTAATAAAACAGGGGTATTTAACTGAAGAATACCCAAAATTAGAGCTAGGACAGTCTTTTTGGCCTGCATCTGATCGAGTTGAAGGGTTTTGTTGGACTACTGAAGAGCTTATTCGTACTAAAAACAACACACCTGCATTTAAATTTGATGCATTGTACAATCAAGCTCCTACAAGTGAAGAAGGGGGTATCATTAAAGAGAAATGGTGGCAAGATTGGAACAATACTACCCCACCAGAGTGCGAATATATTATACAATCGTGGGATACTGCGTTTTCTACACGTACTACCGCAGATTATTCTGCAGTAACTACATGGGGTATCTTTAATTCAGGTTTAGATATGCCTAATTTAGTACTATTAGGAGCTGAAAGAGGACGATGGGACTTTCCTACCTTAAGAGAAAAGGTAGTTGAAAAATTTAATGATCATAATCCAGATACTATTCTAATCGAGAAGAAAGCATCAGGTCAATCTTTAATACAAGACTTGCGTATGACTGGTATTCCTATAGTTGACTACCAACCTGATCGAGATAAAGTGGCTAGAGCATATGCTATCACTTCATTATTTCATAACGGCAGAATCTATGCCCCCTTTAAGAAAGAATGGGCACGAGAAGTTATGGAAGAAGCTCGTACTTTTCCCGCAGGGGCACATGATGACTATATAGATACTCTAACTCAAGCTTTATTATGGGTTCGTAATGGTGGATACATTACTCATGGGGATGATACTTGGCTTGACAAAGCCACAGAAAGTATTTATAATAGAGAAAAAAGATCGTACTATTAATAGGAGACAATAAGGAAAGATATGGCTATTGAAAAAGTTATTACTCCAGATTTGGAGACACCTTCAATCACAATACCAACTGATGAAGATATAAAATTAGATGAAGCAGGTAATGCAGAAATAACACTACAAGACGATCAAGTATTAGCTGAAGCAGAAGCTATGGGTTTAATGGATGAACCTATGCAAATGTCATCAGATCATGATGCTAATTTAGTTGAGTTGATGGAAGAACAAGATATTTCTGAAGTTGCAAATGACTTGTATGCAGGCTATCAAATTGATAAAGAATCCAGAGGAGACTATGATGATATTGCAGAAGATGGTGTAAATTTATTAGGATTATCTTATGATGAAGGTAATCAACCTTTTCCTGGAGCATGTGGTTCAACACATCCTATCCTTGCACAATCAGTTGTAAAATTTCAAGCTAAAGCATTTAAAGAATTATTTCCAACCGAAGGGCCTGTACGTACTCGTATTATGGGAGTACAAACAGAACAAAAATTAGCACAAGCTAATCGTGTTAGAGATTTTATGAATTGGCAAACTCAAACTCAAATGCCAGAGTATGGGCCTGAATTAGATCGTTTGTTATTTCATGTAGCATTATATGGTTCTTCATTTAAAAAAACATATTGGGATGCACCTTTAAATAGACCTCGTACTGAATATATTAAAGCTCAAGATTTTTATATAGATTATTATGCTTCTAACTTAGAAACAGCAGAACGCTATACACATCGTTATACTTTATCACAAAATCAAATTAGAAAATTACAACTTGCAGGATTATTTGCAGAAGTTGATTATATTGAAGACACTAATGTTTCCGACTCAGCTGCACAAGATGCAGAAAATGAAGTTGTTGGTTTAAGTAAACCATCTAACACAGATCGAGTAGAAATTTTAGAAATGCATGTTGATGCAGATATTCCAGGATTTGAAGATCCTGATGGAGTTAAACTTCCTTATATTGTTTACATGACAGCGGATCAAAAAGTTTTATCTATTAGAAGAAACTGGGATATAGACGATCCATTTAAAAAGAAAAAATTATATTTTACACATTACACTATGATACCTGGTTTAGGTTTTTATGGTTATGGTTATTTACATTTGATAGGTGGTCTAACAAAGACTGCCACTTCTTCAATGCGCCAGCTTATAGATGCTGGAACATTTGCTAACTTACCAGGTGGCTTTAAAGCACACGGATTACGTGTCTTAGCACCCGATGAGCCTATTGCTCCTGGTGAATGGCGTGAAGTAAATAGTCCAGCTGGTGATCTTGGAAAGTCTTTACAGCCTTTACCGTTTAAAGAACCATCAAGTACATTAATGAATCTAATGCAATATGTAACTAATGCCGCACGAGAATTTGCTGATGCTACAGATAATGTAGTTGAATCAGGAAGTAACTACGGGCCAGTTGGTACAACTATGGCACTACTAGAACAATCTAGTAAACTATTTGCAGCAGTTCATAAAAGAATGCACGAATCACAAACAAAAGATTTAAGAATATTAGCAAGATTAGACCAAGAATATTTACCATCTGTTTATCCTTATCAAGTATCAGGCGGCGCTCAACAAGTATTTAGTCAAGATTTTAATTTAAAAAATATTGATGTTATTCCTGTATCAGATCCTAATATGCCTACTGAAGCACATAGGATTGCTAAGATAAATGCAATAATGTCTATTGCACAACAAAATCCTCAACAATATAATATGGCATTAATTAGTCAAGAGTTATTCCAAGCAATGGGAGTTGAAGATCCTAAAAGATATTTAGCTCAATCACGTCCACCATTTACTGGTGATCCGATTACTGAAAATATGGCAGCTATGAAAGGGGCACCTTTAAAAGCTAGCATTGAACAAAATCATGATGCTCATATAATTGTACATGGAACCATGTTACAAAATCCTGCATATGCAGAAAATAGACAAATGCAACAAATTTTAATGGCACATATACAAGAACATTTATCTATGAAGTATAGACAAGAAATGGCACAAATGGTTGGTGATCCACAATTGCAACAAATAATTATGTCCAATCCACCACAGCCTCAACCAGGACAACCTAAACCACCAAACCCACCACAGCTTCCACCTGAATTAGAAAATAGAATTGCTATGGCTGCTGCTAATGCTTCAGATAAAGTATTACAACTTGATGAAGAGAAAGCTAAAATTATGGCTGGTGAAAAGAAAGATCCTCAAATTGAATTGCAAGAAAAAGATTTAGCATTACGTGCACAAAAAATGATGAATGATATAAAAATACATCAAGATAAAATGGCACTACAAGAAGCTCAAACTATTATCAAAGATGAAAATGCTGATGAAGATAGAAAAATAAGAGAAGCACAAGTAGTAGTTAATGCTATAAATGATGATAAAGAAATGGAATTAGAAAAATATGATAGATATCTTGAAACTGCTAAAACTATTTCTGATCATACAAATAAAGAAGAAGATAGGAAACAAGAACTAGTAGAGAAAGCTATGGATGTAGCTGCTAAAACTGGAGCTAGTATGGTTAAAGTTACTGGAGATATTTAAAAGTAATGAAATTATCGGAAGCCACAAATATCAGTATGCCTGCCAAGAACCTTTTGGCAATTCTCGCAGCCGTTGCCATAGGAACTATGAGCTACTTCGGCGTAATTGAAAGACTTAACAAAATCGAAACAAATCAACAGCTAATGGCACAAGACATGGAAGCTGCTAATGATTTTATTGAGGGTGTCCCCAAAGGCACCATGGTCAGTCCACAAGTAAACGAGCTCTACATGCTCGTGGAATGGCTGTCAAAAACACAAGAAGAACTTCGTACACATGTTAACGCAGAGATTCCTGAAATTTCAAAATTAAATATGCAAATACAATTCATTGAAGAACGTATGATAGATGTTGAAATGCTACTTGATAAAATTAGAGCGAATGGGTTATCACACTAATGATTGAAACACTATTCGCAGTACTACTTATAACTAACGGTTCGATAATTGAGACAGTGCCAACTGAGGGAATGGCTGATTGTCTTAAAACCAAACGTGTAGCTATGCAAAACATTGGCCCCGATCAAGAGGGAATATTCATGCAGTGTGTGCAAGTGGAGGCTGAGGTTGAGATAGACATGGGGAGAAAGAGAATCATTAAGATCTTAACGGAGAATCCTACTGGAAATTAATGATAAAAACATTAAAAGATAATCCAGTAGCTAAAGCATTGAGAAGGCCTAAATATAAATCTCAAGTTATTAATAATAAAAAAAAATATTTAGAAGATACAAAAAAAATAATTGATCAAAAATTAAAAGATTATTAAATGAACGAAAAAATTATTAGTATGTTAATTGGAATTTTAATTATGTTAGGTGGTTGGAGTCTTGCAAAAACTTTTACACTATCTACAACACAAGCTGTCTTAGATGATAAGGTTGATAAATTAGAAAGACATGTTGAAAAACTTCAAACTCAAATGGATAATATGATAAATATGGATGAAGAAATTATGGAACAACATGAAAATTTATTTAGACAATTAGAAAATAATCAATCATCTTCAGGATATAACTATGGTTATAACTAGAGCACAAACAGAACAAACAGTAAAACAAGGAATAAAAAAAATGCCTTTTAAATCTGAGAAGCAAAGAAAATATTTACATGCCAATGAACCCAAACTTGCTAAAGAATGGGAGAAAAAATATGGCAAGAAAAAGAAGAAAAAAAAGAAGAAGAAAATAAGCAGTAGTTTAAAAAGAAATAAATAAAATTACATGGCCTATTTAAACCATAATATCCCACCATTTGGTGCCCAAATAAGAAATGAATACATGTATAATCATGAAAAGGGGCACGGAGAATTTACAGAGTGTGAAGTTCATTCTATAACTAGTATGCGAAGAAGAGCTGTTTTATTTGAAGCTATTCTAGATAATGGAGTTAACTGGACTAGAAGACCTATAACTGCGTTTTGTTGGAAAGAAGACGCACCCGTTAGACCAATTCATGAACACATGTATTGGGATTGTTTTTCACATTACCCAGATGTACAAGTTCGAGAACGATTAAAATTTATGAGAGCTGATTTATTAACAGTTGAAAGAGAATTATTAAGAGGAACATATATGTTTACTATCGACTGGGGACATGAAAATGCTGCAATGTTAGATACCGATTATTCAGAAGATCCAGAACATAAATGTGCTCATATGTTTAAAATGGATGAAGGAAATTTCTTTGCATATCCTAACAATAGAATAGTCTGGGAAGATGATGCTTTTATTGGAGATCGATTAAAAATAAATCCAGGATATAAAATTGATCAAACTGTTTATACCATAGAAGATAAAAGAGAACATACAGAGACTGATGATTCTTATCTTACTGAATTTATTAAAACAAGTATACAAAACCATTAGCATTAGTTGACAAAGTAATTCAATAACATTATAATACTTAAAAATCTTGGAGAATTACAATGAATTTAGATGATATCAAAAGGTATTTTATTTATATACCTGTAGTAGCAGCATTACTATCTTCTATGTATTATGCTATTACAACTTTTAACCAAATGACAAATGCTATAGAAAGTGCAGCTCGTGAGATTGAGATGATAAGAAAAGATCTCAGCTATTGGGATAACGAGATGACTCGAACCAAAGAAGACTTTACTAGAGAGATGACTAGAATAGCTACCGAACTTGCCGAAGGTACTGCATACATACAAGCTGCTAGAGAAAATGGTTATAAAATCGAAGACACCATTAGGCAAAACACATATGACATTAAGGAACTTACTAGACAATTAAACGGAGGCTGGTAATGAAAGAAATTAAATTTTATTTAATTCTACTAGCTTTGGCTTTAGGCTATATCTGGTCTAGTTCTACAACAGCAAAAGCTGCTAATGAATATTTAAATGATTATCCTACTCATTGTAGTAGGGGAAGTATTGAACCTTATGTAGATTATAGCTTAAGTAATTCTGAAAGCGGAAGCTACTATACAACTAATGATAGCTTAAATACTTTCATATATCCACAAGGAGAAAGAGACGAATACAGAGTGGGTTTAAGATTGAGGTGGGAATTAGGCTCTACTTGTAATGATACATTCAAAAGAACAATGAAAGACAATATGAAACTTAAACAAGAATTAGAACTTCTTAAGTTATGTGGTCGTTATAAAAATTTAGAATTAGGCCCAGAGTTTGCAACCGTTCGAGAGAAATGTAAAGATATTCAACCTAAACCTTCAGATATAGACATCAATACTCCACTTGACAATTCTGAATAATTTCTATATAATTAAGCTATAGCCGCCGAAAGGGGTTAGATTTAATTTTGCTTAAAAGGAGGAAATTATGATTAGATCACTAATAGACTGGGAACCATATAGACCATTTACAGTTGGCTTTGATTCCCTGATGGACAGACTCACAACCATACAAATGGATGCACCGAGTTATCCACCATACAATATCAGAAAGATAGATGATTTTAAATATTCAATTGAAGTAGCATTAGCTGGCTTTGATAAAAAGAGTATTGATATAAGCTATGCTGATAATACACTTAAAATAAAATCCAAAAAACAAGATCAAGAAGAAAAAGATATAATGCATAAAGGTATCTCACAAAGAGCCTTTACAAGATCTTTTTGTCTTGCTGAAGATGTAATTGTTAATGGAGCAGAATTTACTAATGGTATGCTATCTATTGAATTAGAGAAAATAGTACCAGAGGAAAAGAAACCTAAAACAATTAAAATTAAATAATAACAATCGTGCCCCCTCTTACAGGAGAAACACAATGTCAGATGTAAATTCATATAAAGAAAAAATAGATAAAATACTTAATGATGCAATAGAAACTAATAAGGAACAAATTATAGGCGGCGCAGCAGATGATTTTCCTACTTATAAATATTTGGTTGGAGTTGGTCAAACTTTAGCAGATATGAAATCAAGGTTTCATGATGAGTATATTAAATTATTTAAAACAGGAGAAGGAGAATGATCATGCAATATGATGAAAATTTACCAATTCCCGCAGGTTTTAGAATATTATTAAAGCCTAGGGAAATACAAGAAAAAACAACAGGAGGTATTATACTTGCTGATACTACTAAAGAATGGCAGAAACATGCCACAAATATATCTAAAGTAGTATCTATGGGGCCTGAATGTTACGAAGAAAAAGGAAAAAACTGGTGTAAAGTAGGTGACTGGGTGCTTACTGGAAAATATGTTGGTAGTAAATTTAAGTATGATAATGAAGATTATACTATTATCAATGACGATGAAGTTATTGCAATAGTGCAAAAGCCTGAAAAAATATCATTAAAGTAAGAAATACACTTGTATTGTTGTTAAATATACTGTACAATTGTAACAAAGCCATAATGGCTTAACAGCGTTAAACGTGGGTCGCACCCAATGGAGGTCTGATATGATAGACGAAGGAATAAAAGATGAAGTCGAATCTACTGAAGAAATAGAAATAGACTTATCTGAAAATGAAGGAGATACTCCTGAAGAGCAGAAGGATACAACTGCTCCAGTCACGGAAGTAGATTCTACTGAAGAAGAAGAAAAAGAATCAGCGGAACTTGAATCGGAAGAGTCAATTGAAACTGAATCTGAATCAGAAATTGAAGAAGATGATACTGAGGATTCAAAGAAAGTATTCGGCAAGCGTGCTGAAAAACGGATAAAGCGCCTTGTTGCACAAAAGAAGGAACTTGAAGAAAAGTTACGAGCTGCAGAGCAAGATAAAGCTGGTTGGTTATCTCAAGCGCAAGAACTTGATGCTAAAAATAGAAGCAATGAGTTAAGTGCAATCAATAATTATATTGATAAATTAAGTAGCCAAGAAAAACAAGCCCTATCTGCTTTGAAGATTGCTAAAGAAAACGGTAACATTGATGATGAGATAAAAGCACAAGATGAGTTAGCTTCAGTGAAGGCTGAAACATTAGTGGCTCAACAATATAAAGTTACGGCTGAGTCTCAAATAGAAAAACCAAAAGAACAATCTTCAAATAATTCTAAAGAAAAACCTAAGTCCACAAATCCTATAAATCCTTATGCGCCAACACCTGATAGAAAGGCTGTTGAATGGCAAAAGAGAAATAGATGGTTTGGGGGCAATGATACTTCTGATAGAATTATGACTCAAGCAGCATTAGTTATTCATAAAGAGTTAACTGACGATGGTATTATTCCATCTAATGATTCCAATGAATATTATAATGAACTTGATGCTAGAATACGTACAGAATTTCCTGAACGATTTAAGCAGAAGAATGTTAATAAGGTTCCGACAGTCGTAGGGGGATCACGTGCAAACCCTGGTAGTTCCAAGATTAAGCTAAGTAAAACGGAAGTTGAGATGGCTAATAGACTTGGAGTAGACCTAAAAGAATATGCACGCCAAAAACAACGCCAGTTAAAGGCGGGAGGATAATATGACAAAAGCAACTCAAAGCAGTCGAAAAACACGGGCATCGACAACTCGTAAAAAAACTTGGACACCTCCTCAGAAGCTACAAACTCAAGAAGCTCCTGAAGGAATGCATTATAGGTGGGTTAGACATGAATTGTTAAATCAACCTGATGATGCAAATGTTAACAGTAGAATCCGACAAGGATACGAACTTGTTAGACCAGAAGAACTAGGGGACGGAGAAGTTCCTGATATTTTGGATACAGGTAAACACGCAGGTACAGTCCGCTCTGGGGATTTAATATTAATGAAAGTCCCACAAGAAATCGTAGATCAAAGAGCTACCTATTACAAAGAACAAAATCGAGTAATGGGACAAGCTTATTCTAATGAATTCAAACAGGCAGGACAAGGTGACATGCGAAGCGTAGACGAGTCATCAACTACAGTTAGCTCTGGTGGTGCAAGAGAAACTAAATTTGAAGACTAAATAATTAGACATATCTAGTTATCTAGTTTTCTTTTAATAATAAACAATTTAATTTTCTAAAGGAGGAAATTATATGGCTGGATACGGTCTATCACCAATGCATCACGCAGCTGGCGGACAGAATCGAGTAAACAACTACACAGACATGAATGGTTACAGAATTGCTGCAACTGCTCCAAGTGCTTATTTCGAAGGCGACTTGGTTACTTACAGTTCAGGACTTCTTGTAACAGACATTGGCGCTGCATCTCCAGGTGCGGTTGTCGGAGTCTTCTGGGGAGCTGAATACGCGGATAATTCCACAGGTGATGTAAAGTTCGTTCGTAGTATCGCAAATGGTACTGTGGCGAGCGCACAATACAAGGCATATGTTTATGACGATCCGTTTACAATTTTTAAAATTCAATCGGATCAAGCAGGAACAGGCTTAACGGCAGCAAATTCAACTGGAAAGCTAGTACAAATCGTAGCTTCTCCAAGTGGTAATGCTTATACACATAAATCAGGAATGGTAGCTGATGCTTCTACAGTAGCAACTACTAACACTTTCCCACTATCAGTTTATGGTAGTGCAGAAACTGATGGAAGTTATACTGCAACTGGTACTGTTATGGACATACTTGTTAAAATTAACTCACACCAACACCTAAATGGCGCTACTGGCGTTACAGGTATATAATATCTAGGAGGATATAAAAAATGGCAATTACTAGAGGTCAAATCCTTAAAGAATTAGTACCTGGCTTGAATGCAATTTTCGGAACTGAGTATGCTCGTTACGAAAATGAACATGCGGTACTGTTCGATGAGGAATCATCAAATAGAGCCTTTGAAGAAGAAGTTCTTTTCCCAGGATTCGGAGAAGCTTCAACTAAATTTGAAGGCCAAGCAGTAAACTACGGTAATACTGGTGAAGGGTATGTTTCTCGTTATACTAATGAAACTGTCGCTATGGCATTCTCAATTACTGAGGAAGCTATGGAAGACAATTTGTATGACAAGTTATCTACTCGATTAACAAAAGCATTAGCACGTTCAATGGCTTCTGCTAAACAAACTAAAGCTTCAAATGTATATAATAACGCATTTGATACAGACTACACAGGCGGCGATGGTCAACCATTAATCTCAAGCTCGCACCCGCAAGCTTCTGGAACTAATGGATCTAACAGACCATCTTCTTATGCTGACTTGTCAGAAACATCTTTGGAAACTGGTTTGATTGATATCGCTGGTTTAACTGACGATAAAGGTGTTCCAATCGCAGCTCAAGGTCGTACACTACATGTGCCAAGACAATTGGTTTTTGTAGCGGAAAGACTATTAGCATCTCCATATAGACCAGGATCATCAGACAATGATGTGAATGCAGTTAAATCAACTGGAATGCTACCAGGCGGATATTATGTGAATCATAGATTTACAGATGATGATGCTTGGTTCATTAGAACTGACGTTCCTAATGGTACAAAGATGTTCAACAGAGCATCTATTGCTACTAATATGGAAGGCGACTTTGAAACTGGAAACGTAAGATACAAATCTAGAGAAAGATACAGCTTCGGCTGGTCTGACTGGAGAGGCGTATACGGTTCTGAAGGCGTATAATTAATTTAAGTAAGGGGGGCAGAAATGTCCCTCTTGCTTTTATTATATCTTGGACTTAACAAATCTTATTGACTGACCAAGCAGACGTTATAGAGACAATAAGAAAATAACTTGGGACTATATTCCCAGAAGGATTAACGAATGGCAAATTCAACTTTTAACGGCCCAGTCAGATCTGAAGGTGGTTTTGAACAAATCAGCAAAGCGTCTGGAACTGGTACCGTAACAACTAACTTTGATATCGATTCAAGTGGTAACGTATCAGGTACTGGTACTATGAAAATGACTGGTGCTACCAATCTTCTAAAAGCTTATACTTCAATTACTGATGCTACATATACTGTAACAACAGCAATGTCAGGAACAACTTTTGGTTTTAACAGAGCAGCAGGAATCGTAGCAACTTTACCTACACCAGCAGCTGGTCTTACTTATACTTTTCTTGTAGAAACTACTTTCACAGGAGCAGGACAAATTAAAACTGCTACAACTGATGGAACTGATGGTTTCTTAGGAACAGCTTTCTTGTTTGATACAGGACAGATTGGTGAAACTGATAACTTTCATCCAACATCATCTAACGATGTTATCGATTTAGGTGCGGTTGAACAAGGTTGGTTAACTGGTGGTTTCATTAGACTTACAGGAGTGAATACAACAACATGGTTTGTTGAAGCATTCTTGATGGGTGATGGAACACTAGCAACACCTTTTACTGATTCATAAGAATCATAATAACAATTAATGGGGGCCTTCGGGCCCTCATATTTCTTAATTAAGAAGGGGAAAACAATATGGCAGATACAGTAACAGGGCCAACTATATTACAAGAAAATGAAAAACGAGTTACTATTAAACTAGTAGTACAATCTGATGGTTCAGGAAGTACTACAGTATTTGGTGATCGATCAGCAAGGCCGTCATTACCAAATGGAAAAACTTGTAAAACTTTAAGTATACAAAGAGTATGGTTTGCAACTGACAACTCTTCACCTGCATATGCTCGTTTAGATTATGAAGATGATGATGGAGATATTCCTATTCTCGGATTAGTTGGTACAGGCTATTGGGACTTTAGAGAATTTGGCGGACTTCCCGCAAACCAAACAGCAAATGATAACGAAGATGATATTAATCTTGTAGTACCTAGCACAGCCGTTAATGGTAGTATGTTTACAGTTGTGATGGAATGCACTAAAACTTATACAGAATAATATGGGCGAACAAACAAATAAGGAAGCAATTATTGAGATCAAAGGTGAACTTAAGTTAGTACATGAAAAAATTGATACAATAAAAGACAACCACTTGGCCCATATGCAAATAGATATAGATAAACTTTCTAAATTTATTTGGGTTATTGGTGGCACAGTTTTTGCTCAAATGTGTTATTTGATTGTTCGTACCTTAATATAGGAAGGACAAAACATGGCCACATCAGGCACTAATACATTCAATCTAACGATTGATACTGTAATACAAGAAGCTTACGAAAGATTAGGAGTAAGCTCAAAGGGTGGCTATGACCTAATTACAGCTAGACGTTCTTTGAATTTATTAATGGTAGAATGGATCAATGAAGGTGTAAATTTATTTACGCTTGATTTGATTGAACATACCATGACTAAGGATCAAAACTATATTACATTTAGTTCTAATACATATTCAGATATTATGGATGCGGTTATATTAGATACTAATGCTGATCCAGATTCTGATACTCAAATAGAACGTGTTAGTCTAGCAGACTATTTACAAATTCCAACAAAAACAACAAGCGGCAAACCTTCTCAATTTTCTGTTGAGCGTAATGCTCAATACACAAGTTCAGGAGTGGGCACACATAAAGTTTATTTATGGCCTGTTCCAGATCAAACATATTACAAATTAAAAGCATGGATGATTAAATATCCAGAAGATGTAGCATGGGCAGCTGCAGCTAGTGGCGATACAGCAGGTCAAGTTACTTCTCCATATATTAATTATAATCAACAAGTACAAATTCCGAAACGCATGTTACCTGCAATGATTAGTGGATTAACTTTAAAGTTAGCTCATAAACATCCAGGTACAGTAGATATTAACAGACGAAATGAATTAGCACAAGTTTATGCAGCTGATTGGGAAAAAGCTAAAGAAGAAGATAGAGAACGTGTAAGTTTCTTTGTACAACCAGCGGTATATTACTAATGGCACGATACACTAGAGGAAAATATGCAGTAGCAATTGATGACCGTTCTGGTTTTAAGGTTAAACATAAAGATCTTAGAAAAGAATGGAATGGTTACATGGTTCACAAAAATGATTGGGAATCAAAACAACCTCAATTAGATCCATCTAAATATTTTAAAAAGACATTAAGTGATGTTGTACAAAATCCTCGTCCTGATAATTCTGATGATGAAACAATAGTAAGATTAGGTTCATTATATCAAGGTTACTCTGGAGTAATGGCTGCCTATAATGGCACATTACACACAGGGCCAGACGGAACTATTGATGTTGTTGAAGTACCTCCAGGACAATCTGCAGGCACGTCTCTTGGCTCATTGGCATTTAGTTCTGCAGAAAATGTTGCAGGTATTGCAGCAGGTACTAGTTTAGGTACATTAGAACAAAACTTAGCAGATCAACCAGCAGGTATTGCTGCAGGAACAGCTCAAGGTTCATCTGGATTATTCTTTGGAGCAACAGAATTACCACCAGGTATAGCAACTGCAACTGCTTTAGGTACAGTAATTGTTAATGCTGCTGCATTACCAACTGGAATAGCGGCTGGTTCAGCTCAAGGTTCGGTAACTCCAGTAGTTAGTGGATGGTCTCAAGGTACTTGGGGTCAAGGAGCTTATGGTTATGGACAACAAGGAGGAGCATTATAATGTTTACATATACAACTTTAGTACAAGCTATCCAAGATTGGATGGAAAACGATGCGGCAGAATTTACTGCAGCGACAGGATCTGGTATAGCTCCTATTAATTTATGCATAGAATTAGCTGAACAGCGAATGTATAAGGAAATTGACTTTACTTCAGCTCAAAAAACAACTACAATGACATTAACAGCAAATACTAATATAGTAGCTGTACCACAGGATTTAGTCGTAGTTCGTTGGATGCAGGTACAAAAGGGTGATTGGATTTATGAAAAAGATGAATCTTTTATAAAAGAATATTGGAGAGGTGGGACATCTGCTACTCAAACTGACCAACCTTATTATTGGTCATTTACTCATGATGGATCAGCTTATACTTCTTCTGATAGGCAAACAAATTTTATCTTTGCCCCCACTTCATCGGTTGACAAAACCATTGAAATTAGTTATAATATAAGACCAGCAGGGTTGTCTTCATCTAATGCAAATACGTATTTAGGTGATTATTGTGGAGATACGCTGTTATATGCTTGTTTAGTAGAAGCTGCTACATTTATGAAAGCAGATCAAGAACTAGCCAAGTATCAACAATTATATCAGAGGTCAGCACAAGTACTAGCCACTGAGGAACAAGTAAGAATGAGAAATTCTACACTACTACAAGGTGAACTTAACGAATTATCAAGAACAAGGGAAAATAGATAATGGGAATTACATCAGCAATATGCTCAACATTTAAAAAAGAGCTCATGACTGCTACGCATAACTTTACTGCTACAAGTGGAAATACAATGAAAGTTGCTTTAATTAAAGCACAAGCTTCACAAACTGGTACATACAGCGCAGCAACTACTTCATATACAACAATAACAGGCAACTCGGATGAGTTAGCAAATGGAAATGGATATACTACTGGGGGTAATACATTAACAAATGTTACACCAACAAATGGTACTAGTACAACCACAACTGCGCTTACTGATTTTGCAGATTCTTCATGGACAAGTGCTACGTTTACTACTAGAGGTTGTGTCATTTATAATGATTCAGCATCTGGTGATCCAGCTGTAATGGTTATTGATTTTGGTGCAGATTATTCTGTAGCAGGCGGAACATTTACAATTCAATTTCCAACTGCAGATGAGTCTAACGCAATTTTGAGAATAACATAATTAATATTTAATATTTAAAGGAAACATAATATGGCATCAACATGGTCAAATCTTGGTTTGAGATTAATGACAACAGGCGAAAATTCAAACGCTTGGGGTGATCAAACTAATTACAACTGGAACAGAATGGAAGATGCATCCGATGGTTATGCAACTTTAGCAGTAACTGGTAATCATGCATTAGATTTTACAGTAAATCCTACTGGATATTCTGATGAAAATGGGCGTAATAAAGTTATTGTATTTACAGGATCCGCAGGGGGCACTCGTGTTATTACATTTCCCGATATTGAAAAAACTTACTTTCTTTTAAACGATTCAGATTCTACTCTTACTTTAACATCAGGTACTGGAGCGACAACTGCTTCATTAGCTGCGGGAAAAGACATGGCTATTTATGTAGATGGTTCTGACGAAGTTCATAATGCATTAGCAAATTTAGCTGCAACAACTGTAACAACATCAGGAGCTGTGACACTTGGAGCTCAAGGCACGACTGGAATTACCCTTGGTGGTATTCCGTTTTTCTATGGTGACACAGGGTCAATTTATACACATGATGTATCTGGAACAGATAGTACAGCAACTTACAACTCAGCTTATGGTTTAACGGCTTTAGATGCAATTACAACTGGAGATAACAATACAGTAATTGGTTATGGTGCGGCTGGAGCTTCTACAACACTTCAAGGTAATGTAGTTATTGGAACTAATGCTGTTAGTACTGGAACATTTGTTGGTAACAATAATGTAGTTATTGGTAAACTTGCTGGTAATGATTTAACATCTGCAGATTCAAATGTAATTATTGGTGAAGATGCTGGAGCAAATCAAACAGACGCAGACAACAATATTTTAATTGGTCAAGCAGCTGGAGAAGCACTTACGACTGGTGGGGATAATATATTTATAGGAACTGCTGCTGGTGATGGTCACGACGCTGAAACTAATAATATTGGAATAGGTAAAAATGCATTAGGTGGCGCAATAGATGGCGGAGAATATAACATAGCCATTGGAAATGCTTCTTTAGATGCTTTGACTACTGGTGATAAAAATGTCTGTATTGGTTATGACGCTGGTGGTGCATTAACAACAGGAAGTGAAAACACGATAATTGGAGAGAATGCTGGTTCTAATGCTGCTATTACTGGCGATGCCAATGTTATTATTGGTAAAATTGCTGGTTATGCTTTAACTTCAGGACATAGTAATAATATAATAGGTAGACACGCTGGTAGTGCTTTAACAACAGGTACCCATAATACTCTTATAGGACATTCTGCTGGTGATAACTGGGATGCTGAATCTCACAATTTAGCAATAGGAACATCAGCTTTGTCTGGTTCAGTTAATGGAGGAGAGTATAATATAGCTATTGGTAACTATGCTTTAGATGCTTTAACAAGTGCTGATTATTGTGTTGCTGTTGGTTATAATGCTTTATCTGCAGTTAGTTCAGGCGGAAGTAATGTAGGTATTGGCAGAGATGCTGGCTTATTAATTACAACAGGAATACATAATATAATGATAGGCGAACAAGCGGGTGACGGATACGATACTGAATCATATAATATAGGAATCGGAAGTGGTGCATTAGGCGGAGGTAGCCTTGCTGGTGGAGAATACAACGTAGCTATTGGTAGTTTTACTTTAGATGCTTTGACTTCTGCTGATAACAATGTTGCTATTGGACATAACGCTGGAACTGCCACTACTTCAGGTGGCAATAATGTTTTTATAGGTAAAAATGCTGGTACAGCACATACTACTTCTTCTCAAAATGTGTTAATAGGTGCAGACGCTGGGGCTAGTATAACAACTGGTGGAGACAATATTATGATTGGTAGAGAAGCTGGGGATGGATATGATACTGAAAGTCACAATGTAGGAGTCGGAACTGGTGTATTAGGAGGATCAATAGCTGGTGGAGAATATAATACAGCTTTTGGTACTTATGCTTTAACTGCTTTGACTTCTGGTGATAGCAATAATGCACATGGTTATAATTGTGCACGTAGATTGACAACAGGTAATTTTAATAATTTCTATGGTGAGCAAGCAGGTGACCACGTAACAGGAGGAAACCATAACACTGGAATAGGTTATTCAGCTATGGGTGGAGAGGCTACTTGTACAGGAAGTGAAAACACTTCACTAGGAAACTATTCTGGTTGGGGGATTACTACAGGTGCATCAAATACTACACTTGGTTATGATTGTGCTCATAATATAAGCACTGGTAGTAACAACATAATGATTGGTGTTGATGCTGGAGTTACAGGTAGTCCAGGTGGTAACATAACAACTGGTAGTAACAATATAGGTTTTGGAGATGAAAATATATCTTCTTGTAATATACAAACTGACTGGACAGTAGCTTCTGACCAAAGAGATAAAACAGATTTTACTGCTTTAGATGTAGGATTAGATTTTGTAAATGACCTTAAACCTTATACTTATAAATGGGATAAACGTGTTAAATATGTATCAGATGAAGACAGAGACACTATTGATTTAGATACTATTACTCATGATGGTACACATAAAGAAGATTGGTTAGACATAGGATTTAAAGCACAAGACGTAGAAGCTTTAGAAGATGCAGCTGGATATAAAATTGCAGAAAAAACAAATCTTACAACTTCTTTAACAGACGATGGTAAACAATATGGTATTAAATATAGTAACTTTGTTCCTATCTTAGTAAAAGCCGTACAAGAGTTGTCGGCTACAGTTACAACTCTACAACAAGAAGTAAATACTCTAAAAGGAGAATAATATGGCACACGCAGACGACGCAACAAAAACATGGGTATCAGCTATACCAAGAAATAATGCTGATGGTAATGTAATTGAATGGACAGTGAAATACAAATACACTTTAAATTCATTTGAACACACATTTAATAAAATTGAAAAGATTGAAACACCATCAAAAGCACCTGGTAGCTATACTAAAGCTGAACTATTAACTCTAATGGATAAAGACCATTGGGATGATATGTTCAACAAAAAGTATACTGTCTCTGTAGCTACACCAGTAGTTGAAACTGTTGACAATTCATTTGATGTTAACTCATTAAGTTAAACTAAATAGGAGCGAATATGGGCTCGTTAGTAAAGCTTACACCAACTGCAGGAATTGTTAGTGATATTACAGATTACCAAGCTCAACTTCGTTACACGGATGCTGATCTTGTTCGCTTTCGTGCGGGCGCTCCAGAAAAAATAGGCGGTTGGGAAAAAAATGTTTCTCCTTTAGTTCAATATGATTATGTAGCTGATACAGAAACTACAACATCTACTACTACAGTACCTGGCATTTGTCGACAAATATTCCAACACAAAGATCTTCAAGGAAATAGATATTTATTTTATTTTACAACCACTCACGTTTACACAGAGTTGGGTGGCTATAAATACGATATAACACCATTTAGAACAGATCCTGTAACATTGACAAACGGGATAACAACTGGATCATCGGGCACATCTACTGTAATTATAACAGATGCAGGCAATGCCATAGCGCAAACTGATCCACAATCAAGAATATTAATTACTTCACTATCTGGAACTAACAATGAACAAGTTGTTCTTGATGGCATCACATTAACTGTTGGCGAATATCTTTGTAAATATATAAGCTCATCTACATATTCATTAACTGCTGTATCTGGAACAGGGGCATCTATTTCAGGAACTGCATCTACTGGTTCACAAACAGGTGGCGGTGCAATGACTATTAGATATATTGTAAGTAATGGGGCAGTAGATGGTTCAACTGCTTTTGGTTGGGGTTCTGGTTTATGGGGACAATCTACTTGGGGTACAGCAAGAACATCTGGTATAGCAGGAACTCAAATATCTCCTAGAGTATGGAGTGTGGATTCTTGGGGTGAAGATATTATTTGTGCTCCTGCAGAAGGAACTGACACAGCTTATTATATTGACACTAGCGCATTTGAAGATAACAAGACAACTTATCGTGGGACGACTTTAAAATATTTTATTGATAACACTCTAAGTGGAGATGGTTCTCAAGTTCCTGTTGTTTGTGGAAAACTTATGGTATCAACACCTGACAGACACTTAACATTCTTTGGGTCTAATGCAGTAGGTACTACTTCTTTTGATCCTTTATTAGTTAGATTTTCTAATCAAGAAGATTTAGCAACTTGGTTACCAGCAATTGAAAATACGGCAGGTGATCAACGTTTAGGTACTGGAACAAAAATACAAGCAGTTAGTAAAGGCAGAGGACAAATGATGATCTTTACAGATGTAGATGTTTATTCAATGCAATTTGTTGGGCCTCCTTTTACATTTACATTTCAACAAACATCTGATACAGCTGGTGCAATTTCTGAAAATTGTGTAGCTATGGTAGAAGGTGCCGCTTATTGGATGACCAACAATGCTTTCTATGCTTTTGACGGAACAGTCCAAACATTAGAATGTACAGTAATGGATAAAGTATTTAATGATTTAGATAAAAACCAAATAGAAAAAGTTATAGCTGCTACTAACTCAAAGTTCAATGAAATTTGGTGGTTCTATCCTTCAAACACTTCTTCAAGTTCTACATCAGAGATTGATAAATATGTTATATATAATTATCTAGAAAGAACTTGGTCAATTGGTTCTTCTTTAAAAAGAACAGGATGGTCAGATTATAATATATTTAATAAACCAATTGCCGCTGGCGTTAACACTACTACAGATACTATATCTGATATCTTTGAACAAGAAACTGGTTACAATGCTGAATCATCTGCAATGACTGCTTACGTTGAAACAGGATTTTTTAATGGAGATGAAACAGGACAAAATTTATATTTTATGGATAAAATTATACCTGATACAACTTTTGCTTCAGGTGATACAATTAAATTTCAAATGAAAAGTAAAAGATATCCTAATGGAACAGAAACAACTAAAGGCCCTTACTCTTTAACATCAAGTACTAACAAATTAAATCTACGTGCAAGAGGTAGATCTTTTCAAGTTAAATATTATAGTGACGCAGTAGATACTCAATGGCGTTTAGGAACATGGCGTGCTAGTGGCCAACCAGATGGAACAAGATAATGAGTTTATATAAAAGAATAATATATCCAGCACTATCATATGGTGAAAGACAATTAGGATTAGTAAATACAAAAACATATAACAACTTACTTATATCTTTAATGTTGAGAGATCAATCTATAGGTAAAGTTCCAACACGTATAGCGAGTGAAGATGAGCAACGTTCAATGAATTGGTTTATGGGATAATGTCGGTAAAATACACAAACGCAAAAGTAGATTTAACTACTACAAATTTAACAACTTTGTATCAGCCAGCTTCTTCACCATCAACTACAGGTGTTGTAAAATCTTTAATTATATCTGAAGATGCAGGAGCTACTCCTACTATTACTATTACCATTGTAGATACAGCTGATACGCCAGCAACATTTAATCTATTTAAAACAAAAGCTCTTACAGCAAACGGCACAACAGAGTTATTATCTCAACCCTTAGTTCTCACAGCGGGTGAATTACTTAAAGTACAAGCATCCGCCACTAATCAGATTCATGTGGTAGCAAGTATAATGGAGGTCGTAGATGACATTATTAACTAATCATGTGCCCCCTTGCATAAGGGCAGTAATTAAGGTATAATATATCATGGCTGTATCTCCGAATAATCAAATGAATGTAGCAGGCCCAATCAGGGAAAATGACATAGTATTACGTGCATCTGAAATAGGTGAAACTATTCCAGGTATCGCATCTCTTGCTATGAAACAGGCTAGAAAAGGGGCACAGCGAGGTATTCAAGGTATGTATCAAATACCTGAAAGAGAAGCACCTACTCCAGAATATATGAATATATCTCAACAAAATTTAAATAATCAGAATCGTACAATGGTTAATGACTTAAATGCAATAGCTCCTATGGGAGAACGTTTAGCATATATCAATGATGATGAGGCAAGTATTTTAAGATTACTTGGAGGTTCTGGTGAAATGACTCCTGCGGGAATCCCTTCTTTTCAACCACAAGGCAATCCTATGGGTGCAGGAACGGATGGTTCTTCTAGTTCTAATGGAGGTGGTGGAAACAATGATGGAGATGATTCGAATGGAGATGATCCGAATAGAGGATTTTTAGGTAATACGCCAGGATTGGGATTTGATCCCTCAGTGGGCAGTATTGGAACAGATCCAGACGGAGTAGAAGGAGGTTTCCAAGGCCCAGATGCAGAAACTCTGGAAGCTGATGCTCAAGTTACCTATTCAGGTGGTTTGGTAACAGGTGGAGGTGGTCTAGTCGCAGCAGGTGGAGCATTATCTGCTCATAGAGACAAGATGGCCTTAGAAGCAGCTCAAGAAGATGCCATTAGATCTATGATTCAAGCAGAAGAAGCGAAAGAAGTTAATCCAACAGCATCATCAGTTGCAGCATTTTCACAAAATATGCAAGATCGTCTAGGTACTTTAAAAGATAAAGCGGAGGATAATGATATATCAGTAGCTGAATTAGACGAGATGGGGCAATTGAATTCTTTCTTTGGAGAAAGTCCAGCTACAGGTATGGGGATTATGCAAAATTTAACTTATAATTTTACAAGCACAGATTTCAAATCTGATCTTGCAGATTTAGGCAACATTTTAGGTACAGTTATGGGTATTGCTGGATTGATATATGGAGGCCCTTTGGCTAAGCTTTCCTCTGCTATGAAATTATCTAAAAAATTTAGCAAACCTAAACCAATGTCTATATCAGATTTACCAGACGTTGGTGAAGATGCTGCAGAAGGAGAAGGAGAGGACGAATCATCTATGCCTGGTGTAGTTTCAGCAATAGGGAGTGCTTTAGCAGGTTTAAGATCTTATGGTCAAATTTCAAGTGGCCATCCTGTGGGTATAGTATCAGGTGTGCTTGGGCTTAATCAAATAGCACAAGATGTGAGTGAAGGAGAATATGGTTATAATATTGGTGAAGCAATATCTCCAAGTGCAATTGCAGGATATTTAGGCATAGGTGATGATCCAACTTCAGAATCTGCTGCTACCATGTATTCTGGTTTACCAAGTAATTACTCAGGACTAGGCGTGGCCAATCAAGGTAGAGGTAGAGAGCGAGACAGTCGGATTATTCCAGAGGAATTAATAGACGCAATAGAAGAAGAAGAAGATGCTGCAGAAGTTGATAGATTTGAAAGAAGAGCATTTGCGAATAGATATTATACTGGGCCAGTAACATTAGGAGAAATAAGAAAATATGCTACACAAGGAGGATACTCACAACTTTCTCCTTATGGAGTGGCAAACGCATAAAGGATAAATTATGGCAACATTATACGATTATTTAGTATCACAAGCAGGCGCAGGTCAATATGGTTCTATAGGACAAACACAAACCGCTGAGTCTCCATTACCAGAATATATAAGAGATGCATCAGCTAGAGCAATTGAAGCAGCTAAAGCAGTTGCTGCTGAACCATACATAGCTTATGGCGGCCCAAGAGTTTCAGGATTAAATGCAGAACAACAACGAGCAATTCAACAACAATATGGTATGGCTGGTGAAGGTGTTGCAGGAGCTGATATAGGTATTGGAACATTAGGAACATCTAGAGGTTTAGGAGATACAGCAACTGGTTACATTGCAGGAGGAGCAGGCACAGCAGCGGGGGCACTGGGAACTTTAGGTACATCATTTGATGCTGCCGATCAAGCACGTGCAATGGCTGCGGCTGGTTTCGGATCAACTGCTGGTACTCAAGGAATGGCAGGAGGAGCTTACGGTTTAGCAGGACTTGGAGCACAAGGAGTTACTGGCGCAGATATTCAAGGATTTATGAATCCTTATACTCAACAAGTTACAGATGTTGCAGCACGTAAATTTTTAGAGCAAGGTCAAACAGAAAGACAACAGTTAGCAAGTCAAGCAGCAATGGCTGGTGGCTTCGGTGGAAGTAGAGCTGCTGTTTTACAAGGCATGCAAATGGCTAAAGAACAAGAAGGTATCGGAGATTTATATACTAAAGGATTATCTACTGCTTACGAGTCTGCATTAGCTGCAGCACAAGAAGGACGTAAGCGTCAAATAACAGGAGCACAAGCACAAACTCAAGCAGGTCAATTAGCCAATCAAGCAACTCTTGCACAACTACAAGCAGCAGGACAAACTACTCAAGCTGGACAATTAGCAAGAGGGGCAACTGGTGAAATGAGACAACTTGGTGCATTACAAAATCAATTAGCTGGACAACAACTTAAAGCTGCAGGAGAAAGACGTGCTCTTGGAATGGATCAAATTAAAGCAGCAGAAGCTAGACAAAGAATTGGAACAACTGATGTTGCAGGTCAATTAGGCGTGGCAGGATTACAACAGGCACTAGATCAAAAATCTATGGATGTAGCTTATGCTGATTTCTTAAGAGAGCAACAATATCCTAAAACTCAATTAGATTGGTTAACAGGAGTAGTTAAAGGATATCCTGTGATTGCGCCTGGTCAAGCACCAGAACGATATGATGATCCAAGTACATTTGATAAAATAATGGGGGTTGGTATGCAAATTGGCGACTGGTATGGTCAATCTCAGGATTGGTGGTAAGATATGGCTTTAGATAAAGATTATATGGAAGATTTAGAAGATACTGTTAAAGAGAAAGATACTTGGGAGGAATATTTTGGAGGTGGCCGAATTCCAGAAAAGTTAATTTTTAATGAAGAACTATTGAAAAAATATGCAGATCCTAACTACGAACCAAAATCTATATTAGAACAATATGCAGATCCTAACTACAAACCTGTAAATATTTTAGAGCAAGCTGTCCAACAAAAAATGCCAGGACAAGAATTAATGTTAGGGAATCTTGAATTACAAAATATAGAATCTGGTAAAAAATTAGAAGTAGGCCAAAACCTACTAAAGGCTATTTCTGATCAGAAAAAGAAAAAACAAGAAGAAGAAGATGCAATGATGAAAAACGTTCCAGCAAAGAAACCATTTGTACCAAAAGAAAAATTCTTAGAAAGAATATTTGATAAGAGAACTAAGCCTGGTGAAGAATTATCTAACAGAGAAAAGACTCGTTTATATTTAAAAGAAATAAGTAAGAACTTATTAGAGCGTCGCAAGATTGGTGGCAAAGAAGGTACTGATACTTTCTCTAGAATATTTGGTGGAGTTCTGGAAGGTGAAGAAGCTGTAACTGCTAAAGAAGAAGACATAGTTGCAAAACGACAAGACGCAGTTGATAAATGGTATAAAGAACGAAAAGAATCAGCAGATATTAATAAAGTAATAGCAGAGACTGTAAAGATACAAGCGGAAGCATTGAAACAAGACTTCCCAGAAGAATGGCAAATGGCCTCACTTGAAGCTGCAGCTTATGGTTTGAAACCAAACACTCAAGCATACAATGATTACATTGTTAAAGTTTTACAACAACAAAGAGTAATTGGAAACCTTGGTGAGATAGGAACTTTCTACACAAAAATAGCTGATTTAAAACAACAACTATTAACTACAACAGATGCAAATGAAATAGCAAAAATTAATAAACAAATTGCTGAATTAGAAAATTACGCAGGAATAACATCCTCTCTTGAAACTGAAGACAACCAATCAACACAATCACAAGCTGAGTTGATGGAAGGCAAAGAAAAAGAATAACAAATAACCTAAGAGAGTCCGCTCTCTGAATACTATACGTAAGGAAACAAATGGCAGACAAGAAGCCGATGAAACGGCCAACAGATATTCGTACAATGTTAGGAGCAATATATAATGCTCGTGACCTTTCCAACTTAGATAAATTCATAAAAGATGTAGCACAAGTAGAAAGCTCTGGCGGTAAAAATACTGTCAGTAAGGAAAGTTCTGCACGTGGTATATATCAATTCTTAACTGAAGGAGAAGGTAACGCATTTCAAACAGGATTAAATCGTACCGCAGCTATGTATGGAAAAATGGGCTCTATTCCTGAGTGGGTAATAAAAGCCAAAGAACATAACGATCCAAATAAATTATCAAAAAAGCAACAAGAAGATGTAATGTTAGCTAACTTGTATCAACAAGTTGGAACAGATGAATACTTTACAGGAGTTTTAGAAGGAGATTCTAAAGCTGCTTCCCAATTGTATGAACAATTTCATCATACTACAAAAGGTATTACAGAAGATGAAAGAATAGCCGACATATTTGGTATTGTAAAAAGACAACAAGGTGGCCCAGTAGAAGCGGGGCAACCTTATTTAGTAGGAGAACAAGGGCCAGAACTTATTGTACCTAATCAAAGTGGCACGGTACTTCCAAATCAAGATCCAAAAGTTCAACAAAGAATTGAGGCTATAGATGCAAGCGTGCAAGCCCCACTTCCCATACCTAAAGGTTATTATTCTGGAGCAGATGCAGTATACATTGGCCCAAGAGAAGAAGAATCAATTAAACCAACAAGAAAAGTAAAATATATAACCTTTGATAATCCAGATGTAAGAATTCCTGTACCAGCAGAATTTGATGACGCTCAAACAAGAGAATACTTGAAGAGTGGCGAAGCTGAAAACTACATGATGAGCCAAGGTTATCTTTGGAGATATGGATTAGAGCCTACTCAATTAGATGACCCAACAAATTTAGATGATTGGGATGTAACGGCTGGTATGAAAACTGGTTACGATAATCTTAAAGCTATAGGTGCGGGAGCATTATATACTTTTTGGGATGTATTTGACAACGAAGAAAAAAAGAAAGACCTTGCAAAATTAATTGATCAATACAATCAAGACGCTTTTGCTCACTTAGTTAAACCTGGTGAAGACGGCGGTTTAAAAATACGTGAAGGTGAATCAGTACCAGCAGATTTACGTATTACTCAATTCAGTGATTTATTTAATGAAGCTAAATTAGGCCGCTTTATAGATTGGGCGCAATTTAATTTTGCGTCTGGTGCAACCACTATGGTTCCAATGATCTTAGCCTCTTTAGCAGGTGCTGCTGCTGGTGTTGCTGCCGCTCCCTTTACAGGAGGAACTAGTCTAGCTGCAACAGGTGCTTTAATTGCAGGTACAGGTGCAGCATATGTAATGGGTGTTGGTGAAATAACAGGGGCACAACTAGATCGTTACGGTGATTCTAATGCCGCACTATCTTTAGGAGGTGCTGTTCCTTATGCTGTAGCTGAAAGATATTTAGGTGCAGGTAATATAATTGGTCGTACACTTCTTGAAAAATATGGGAAAGAAAGTATTAAAAAAGTAATTGCAGGCACCACTATTAAAAAAACATTTGAAACAAAATTAAATAACAGTTTAATAAAAGAAGTTGCTAAAGGTTTTGGTTCAAACTTTGTTGGTGAGGGAGCAACGGAGGCAATTCAAGAAGTTATATCTAGTACTGCGGCCGAATTGGGAGCAGGCGCAAGTCTTGGTGATTTATATAAATCAAAAGATTTTTGGGTACAAATAGGAAATGCCGCTGCAGCTGGGGCTGTTGCAGGTGGTGGTATAGGTATGGCTATTGGTGGCCCAATGAATTACATAGGAAAAATAGGATTAAAAAATATCGATGCCACTATAACTACTGCTGAAAGAATTAATCGTAGTAATGTTGAAGCTGTAAAATCAACTGGTGCTGCCATAGATGATATAGTAACCATAACTGGAGAGCTTGGGGATAAAGAATATAAATTATTAGGTACACAAATATTATCAGACGGTGAAGAACATTTCATACTTCAAAGTTTAGATGGCACAGGTAATGTATCTACACCAATTAAGAATGCTAGCAAACTTAGAAAGAGTAGATTAACTGAAGCAGACAAAGCAACACTCGAAGATGGTGCAACATACATGCCAGAAGATACCACACCTATTCCTAAAGCAAAAGAAGCAAACCAAGCTGTTAGAGATTTAAAAGCAAGGGGCATAATAAATTCAGAACAAACTGTAGAAGATCTAATAGGAATAGCTCCTGACACTGCTAGTTTCATTGAAGAAGAATGGGAAGAATACCAAGCAGAATTAAAAAATAGAGAAGAGTTAATACTGGCAGGAGAAATACCAGCCCCATTACCTGCTAAATATAAAAAATATTTTGGACTTGAAGGCGAAGCTTTTGCTAAAGCTGCAGCTGAACAATATCAAAGAGAAAAGAAACAAGGTATTGTTGATTTCACAAATACAACATTAGCCAACGAAAATCAATTAACTGATGAAGAAAAATTAGCTTTACAAAAACTTGGGTATTACAAAGGCCCAAGAGGAATGGAATTTATAAACAGATTATTAAGTGATACATATGTAAAAGATAAAGCTAAAGAAACAAATGGATTAAGAAAGATAAGAGAGATCATAGCTAATCAAACAGCGTATGTTCCTCAATCATTAGAAACTAATAGAGTGGTATCAAGAACCCAAGTGCCCCCTTTACTTCCTAATGAGCTTACAGGTTATCAACCGACACCAGAACAAGAAGCTGAAGGTGAAGCTCTTACACAAGCAAAGAAATTATACGATTGGAATATAGCTAAAGCAGATGAACAGATAGTTCAATTACAAAGTGAGTTAGCAGATTTATCGGCATTGCCTCAGAGTCCTTTAAGGAATCAAGAGATAATACAAAAGACTAATGAGATTGCTAATTTAGAAACACGAAAACATGAGATTGCTAAAACTTTATCTGATCCTGTAAGTCGAATAATTGCTATAAGAGATATTGTTAATAACATGGACAACTCTGGTTTCAAAGTTAACATGATTCAATATTATAGACAAGCCTTAAAAGAAGCTCGTAAAGCAAAAGATGAAGTGTTAATTCAATATTATCAAAATGAAATAAAAAATTACGTACCAACCAAGCAACATGTCTTTACCTTTAATGGAAAATTAGTATACACATTAACTTCAAAAGCTAAACAACAATTAGAAGCTGACGTAAGAGCTCTTGAAGAAGTGATGAAAGAATTGTTACCTGGAGGATTTACTATAGCAGGTTATAGAACACTAACTGAGAAACAAAGATTACGTTATAGACAAGTAAATAGAACTGTACAACAAAGAAGAAACGCAATTAAAAATATAGATAATAAGCGTGATGAACTTAATGCTTTATTAGAAAGTTTTGACATAGAACCTATTGTCAAATGGGATTCATTTTCTAACAAACCCAGAATACCTGAATTAAATAAAATAAAGAAAAAGCTGTTTGGTTATGAAGAAATTAAAAGAGAAAAAGTAATTGAACAATATTGGAGTTTGAAAGAAAACCCAGATTCAAACGATCGTCCTGCTTTAACTGAAGAAACAATCAACAAATTACCTATGTTACTTGAAAGTTTAAACGCTGAACTTAGTCGTATGGGCTTAGATAATTTAAGTGTACGTATAATAAGTGATCTCGTAAATGCAAAGGGGGCACAGGTAAATGGTAGATTCTTAGGCGGTATGAATCTAATCGAAGTTGCTCTTAACGCTGTACAAAATGCAAGCGGCAATAAATTAAATCCATCTGATTCTCGTATGTTTACATTACATCATGAATCTATGCACTATGTATTTAGAAATTTACTAACTGAAAGAGAACAAAAAGTTTTAATGGATGCAGCACGTAAGGCGTATCTAAAAAAATACAATATTAAAAAAAGATATGAGGGGTATGGTTTAAGTGAACAACAATTATTAGAAGAAGCTATCTCAGATGCCTTTGCTGATTATATGGCTACAACAGCTAATGGTTCTGTTTATAGTCCGAAAGGAATGATTGCTAGAATATTTGATAGAATTAGAAACTATATAATTGCATTAGGTAATGTATTAACAGGGGCGCAACTGAGACAAACAGCTCAAATATTTAACAATATAGATATGGGTGTAATGAAAGCTCGTCAAGAGATTATGGACAAAATTGACATTAGTCAAACTGAAATGCTTAATTTGGCTTCCATAGCTGGAATATCTGAATCAGAAGCATATAATTTCTTTTACCAAAGAGGACGTAGTGTGGTTACAGTTGGTGGAGAAAAGGTTGGTTCATCAATATCCAATGCAGATATGTATCGCTCTTGGGTAATGCAGGTTGTACCTAAAATAATATACATTCAAGAAAATCATATTTCAGAAAAGGTAACAAGAAGTGTCCTAGAAAACATTAGTAACTTAATTCAAAATTTAACAACTGAATCTGGTGTACCTAATTTAGAGCAAGCTAATTTTTATTTACAAAGATTAAATGGTTTAAGTGAAAGAGACTTGAACACAATGGCTGCTTTTTTACAAAGCAATATAGGCGCTAGACTAAACCTAAAACTTATAGGAGATTTAAAAGCATCAATGCCATCTAGGGTGACAGAACATGCGGTTAGATTATTGGAACTGTTGGATAATCCTGCATTTTTTGCAGCAAGATTAAATACTTTAAATAAAAATATGCCAACAGAAACAGACATAAGAATAGCAGGCTCTCCTCATATTGTATTCCATGGTACAGATCCAAAGATAGCTAAGGATATAACAAAGAAAGGATTTAAAATAGCACCTGGAATTGGAGATGATTCACTGGGAGTGCATTTTGGTACCATGTCTCAAGCTTCTATTATATCTATGAAAAAATATGGCAATGTTGAAATGCTACCTGCTATATTACACATTGTAGATCCTGTTAGGATGAAAGATATGGGAGCTAATTGGGGTGCTAACAGAGCATTAAATGCATTGACCATGGAAATAAAAGACACTAATCTTGAGTATGGTCTTGATGTAGATATGGGAAGACCAACGACACCAGGACTGATAATAGATAAAATATTTACACAAGAAGAAGCTCGTATTATAAGAGACAAATTCCAAGACATAGTGGCAAAAGCATTTCGTAAATATACACCGACAGAAGTTCAGAAGCTAGAAAGAAATCAAGAAGTACGTTATGAACAACAAAAAATATTAATAGATGCGATTAAAGATAAAGGATATGACGGAATAGTTTATCGTAACGTATATGAAGTTACTGAAGAACCTGGCATTGAAACTAAAGATTCTTTTATTGCATTTGATTCAAATCAAATAATGCTTGTAGATAATAATTCTAATTTAGATATGTCTGATATTAGTTATAGTGCGGCTACAACTGTAGAACCAGACCCATCAGACGATAGTTTAAGTGAGCCTGTAGAGGCAACTAGACATGAACTTAGACTAGATGAAAAAGGCATTGAGGAAAGTGGTAAAGCGGCAGATAAGGTAACCGATTTAAAAGATGGAGAAACAATTAATTTAAAAGATTTAGGCAGAGCAGAAAAAATGATGATGCACTTTAGAGGAATTGCATTACGTTATCCTTTCTTAAGTAAACTTTGGAGACTTGTTACTGGCATGGAACAAAAAGCCAGAGGAATACAAATGCAATTTGCTGCACAAATGAGACGTTATTATGATATCATTAACAGAGTTGAAGGAGCCAAAGAAGCATTAGCTAAAGCTCATATTATATCACAACAAGAAGGGGCACAGGCTAAATATACAAAAGATGAACAAGGTAGGATTATATTTGTATCTCCAAAAAGTTTAATTTCAGGTGGTAATAATCCTATAACAATTAATCAAGGTGAAGTTGTTGTATTGGAAGGTGCTGTAGCGGATGTTTACATGGAAGCACAAGCTGCTATAGAGACAGTGTTAAAAGAACATATGAAAGGTACGATAGCTAGTTCCTTTATTCCACAATTAAAAAGTGCTATTCGTATATTGACTGAATATAATCCAGAAATATTAGTCAGTGCAGGAATTGATCCCGCAACTGTTACTGATAATGATATTGAGAATTTTGAATTTAATGAAGTGAATGCTATTGTACAAGGTTTAATAGCAACTCCTCAAATTATAAGAAATAAAGCAATGGATGCATCTTTAATGAACAGCGTTAATCTTAGTAATTTAGCATTAAGTGTTGGAGAAATTACAAATTCTATTGGTGTCTTATTAGGTGGAACGGAAACTAATCTTAACACATTATTGAAACAAACAGAACAATTTGAACAATTCAAAAAGTTTGATTATGTTCCATTACAAAGATATGGAACACATGCAATAACTGTAACAGATAAAGAAGGTAAAGTACTTAGGTATGAACATATAGAAAAAACATTAGTAGAGGAGAAAGCTAGAGGATTTACTAATGCTCGTAAGTTTGCAGATGTAAGAAGTCGTTTAATAAGAGAGTACCCACCTTCTGAAGGTTATACGGTATCTGAAGTAGAGGAAATAAACAATGAAGTTAGGAACAGATTACCTAAAGATTTATCTATGTTGGACAATATGGCTCAACGTTTGTCTGATAGAAATGCAGAAGGATATAGGCAAGCTAGAGAAGAATTAGATTCAATAATTGGAAAAGGAAATTTAATAGGATTTGATCAGTTCTTAAGAGGAAGAAAAGAGATTGGTGGTGTGCCAGGATTTGATGGAGATATACTAAGAAGCATATCACAGTTTGGTATGGTAGGTTCTGAATATGCGGCAAGAAATAGATTTTTAAAAGATATAAAAAATAGCTACACAGAAGCAATTAATTATGCGGATAAAAATAATTTAGTACGTTTGAAAGATACTATTACAAAGATGAAAGAATATGGTGTAGACAATTCTCATAATCATGAATGGGCTACAATGAGAAGAATGGGTTTCTGGTGGTTCTTAGGTGGTAATATATCTTCTGGTATCTTACAAACAATGAGTATCGTACAATTCACTGGGCCAATGTTAGCAGAGTTCAGCAACAGTGCAGCCGCTGCTACAGAATTATCAAGAGCTTTTGCGGATGTATCTAGATTAGGTTCTTGGAGCGATAACGAATACAATGATGTTTGGTTAAAATTAGATAGAAATAGTTTAATGAAAGTGTTTAAAGATAAACAATTAGTTGAAGCTATTATAGAAGATGTAGGAAATGGTATCATTAAACAAGGACAAGCATTGTTTGAATCTGGTCAAGCTCCTGGGTATCAAATAATACCAACTGATAAGACAACCCAACAAGCTAGAGCAAGATTAAAGATAATGGAACAACAAATAATGGGCGGAACTTTCAACACTATGGAAACATTCTCTCGTTTAGTTGCTTATGTTGCCGCATACAGGACAGTATCTAACCCGACTTCAGGAACAATTTCTAATCCTGCAAAAAATATGCAAAGAGCAGATGATTGGTATTCTGGTTCTAATCTTATTTGGGGTGAGATGAAAAAACAAAGAGGTGGAATAGCCACTGCTCAAGATCTTGCCCGTATATTAATTGATGATACTTTCGGAGATTACTCTAAAGCCAACCGTCCTAGAATGATGAGAAATTTTGGATCAGTGGTATTTTTATTTCAAACATACATCAGTCAAATGTTTGGTTTACTTAGAAGACTATTAGTAGGACAAGGCAACGCACAACAACGGGCAATGGGAAGAAGAATATTCGCAAGAATAATACTTCAATTATTTTTGACTGCTGGATTATTTGGATTACCAGGATTTGACGATTTAGATTTCTTATATAGAATGATTATGAAAATGGGAGGAGTCAATGATGATCTACGTACACAAATGAGAGAAGTGTTAACAGACGTTGGAGTTGGTGCAAAAATGACAGAGGCTATAATGAATGGGGGCATAGAATCTTTTGGTAATATAAGTGTACAAAGAAGATTATCTTTAGGAGAAGTACCTGGGTCAGCACAGATGCGAGCAATGTTATCCATGTTGGGCGTACCAACAGGAGCTAAAGCTGAACAGTTTTTAGGTGCACCTGGTGCAATTATGTTTGGTATTCCTAGTGAATTAAACAGAATGATACAACAACAAGGGGGAAAAGCATTTAGTGATATGGATTTCTATATGGCTACCATGCCTTCGTTTGTTAAAAATCTATATCGTGCGGCATATAAATATCCAGCAGAAGGATATGTTGAAACACGAAATGGGACATTGTTAACTACAGATGTCAAAGCACACGAGTTAATGTTGCAGGGAATAGGGTTTACCCCAACTGAAATATCTAAAGCTAGGGAAATACTATGGTATGAAAAACAAATAGATACTAAGTATCAGGGAAGAACAAAAAGATTTAATGCTCAAATTAAAAAAGCTTATAGAGATTTATATATGGCAATCAATTTAATAAATGATCCAGCACTTGGTATAGAAGCTCAACAAAGATTGCAAGAAGCAATGAGAGAAATAATAGAATTTAATAATACAGTTGACTCACCATATACTTATGTCCCAGATCTTAATAGATTAAGAGATGAAGGTATACAACAAGCCAACTCTGAATATAGAGCTTTTAAATCTGATAAAGCTACTTACTTAAAAAAGCAAGACATGTATAAACAAATGGGTGTTAATTAGATTTGTCTTCAGCTTTATCTTCGGCTTTATCTAAATCAGTATTAATTGTCAACTTTTCTGGAATTATACCATCGCCAGATTTTTTCTCTTGAGCTTCTGCTATTTGAACTTTAAGTTGTGTAATCGTTACTCTCAAATTAATTATAATTGCTTCTTTCTCCTGTAATTGATTTACAAGATCTTGAACAATTACCTGTTCATTTGTTAGTTTTTTTTCTTCTGACATTTTTGTCTCCTTTTTTTTAATTAAACTTCTGGGCCTGTTACTATATTCTCACAGAAAAATTCAAAATTTTCTAAAAGATTTCCTTCATGGTTTCTAAATTGTTCCAATATACTGTCAACAATTTTAACCTTATTTACTGCTATATACTCATGACAATCTGCTCGTGTTTCAAAACTAGCATGTTGCCAAACTTGCGTAATCGGTTGCGGTACATCAACGAATACCATCCACACCGACAATACCCAAATCATTTTTTAACTAATGAACCACCAAAATATAAACCAATAATAGCTGATACTAAATTAGTATCTAATGGAGTAATAACAATTCCTTTGTGTGCCATAGGAACCCACTTCATTATATCTTTACCCTCAATGAATAAGAATCCAGGTTTAAATTCTGTATATCCAACAATAACATGAGCATCAGGAGTCACCAATGGTAAAATTTTTGGTAAGACTACAATAGCGAATACAGCAGTCAATGCTATGATTCTTCTTGTCCATTGGAATCCAGGGTTCTCGTATTCCCTTGCTTCTTTAAATATTTCAGCTTGTTTGTTAGCACGAGCCAACAACATCTTTTGCTCAGATTGTTTTGCTTTTATATTCTGTGACCATATACTCATAAGCCCACCCAAGACGGTAGAACCGAGCATGGTAATCATCTCAAATGGCATATTAACAGCCTAATTTTTCTTTTATCTTATCAAATAACTCAACGAGTTTTTCTTTTATTTTTTCTAACATTAGTTCTCCTTTTCTTCATTTTTTTAATCTCGTTTTTATCAAACGATTTCTTATTAAGTAAATCAGCTAAAGCTTTAAACATACCGCCCATGCTATTCATCAGCATTATTATCCTCTACAACTTCATGCTCACAATTTAAACATTGACATGGTGTAGTTCTGCAAGAACTGCCATTACTACAATGACATTCATGTCCACACCTAGCACAAGTCATTCAGTTTTATCTCCTTCATTGACAATAGTTATTGAAGGGTTTACCTCAGTTCCTGGAACCTTAATCGCATCACCTTTTATTATAACTTTAGGCACGATACCAAATTCTGGGTAAGGTATTTGAAATCCTTTTATGATTTCTTTTTGACTGTCTTCGCTCATAGTATTTCCTTTCTCTATTATACCAAATAAAGGGGGCACTTGCAAGGTCTTATGCCCATTGTACCCACTCCGATTTTGGCTTTTTTGCTGGGTTATATTCTGAAATAACAGGCACTTGAAAAGTTATGCCATGTTTTGGGTGAGTAAACCAAAGCGCTTGCCTAGGTTCTTCATATGAAAACCTATTACTCATAGCATACTCGTCATATCCTTTAAGAGAACCATTAACAATGATACCTTTTAACGACAGGTATTGATGCCAATGTCCCATAACTACATAATCAATTGGTTTCTTTTGTGTAGCATACTCGGTCTTTACTTTGGCAACTCCTCTAGCGATTGGGCCTAACATACCAACCACTCCACTGCCCCCTTTAACACCAAGCCTATCTCCATGTGTCAGTAAATAATTAACACTATAGACTTTATAGTAAGCATCAAAACCAAATGGTATTTGAAATTGTACTCTAGTATCTTTTGCATTAGTATAATGTTTTTCAAGCATTGTATATAGCATCCAGTCAAAGCTAGTTGCCGCCGCTTGTTTGTGTCTGTATTGTTTAAACATTCTGCCATGATTACCAAATGCACAAGGTACAAATACTTTACCAAATACATCAGCTAATGAATCAATAGCCCACGTTAAATGATCAAACAGTTCAAGCACATGTTCAATATTAGTACCATCATTTGTCTCTGCAAGTTCTTCATGTATGTGTCCAGATATCATGTCACCACCTAGAGCTACAACAATGCCTGGATATTTTGGATTAACCATATGGTTTGTACACAAATCAATTGTAGATTCTATAGTGCTCTTCAATCTTCTCTTAGCAATATCTCTATCAAAAGAGTTTAGATAATTTACTTCAGCAGGATTAACAACTTCTCCCCAATGTAAATCAGATAAGAACAAAGTAGGAACACCAGGTGCCCCTTTAGAAGGACTAGATTTAACCAACCATTTAGGTGGCTTAGCCTCTCTGTTTTTTAATTCAAATACTGTTTTGCGTATTTGTTCTGCGGTTATATTATCTAAAGCTAATTCTTTTACTTGTCTTTTTAATTCAGAAATCTGTAAATCATAAGACATCTTTTGTTCAACCAATGCTGCTGATGTATCGGGGGCATTAACACTAGGTGCAATACCTTCCCTCTCAGCGGTATCCAATCTACCTAATAAGGTAGTTCGTGGAATGCCTAAAGTTTTTGCCGCTTCAGCTTTATTACCGTTGGCAAGTACTACTGCATTTACTGCTTCTTGTATTTTCTCTATCATATGTTATCTCCTGTATCATTTTTTAACATCCGAATCGTTTACAATTCGACCGAAGCTATCAACAAGTGCTCCCTTTGGTGCCCCCTTTAAAGAACCATCATCGTTATATGCTTCGGCTACTACTCTATAGTAAATTTCTTTTGAAGGATTAGTGGGTATGTTTCCATGCCACTCTCCAGTTCTCTCATACTTTCTTATATCAGCTAAGTCACTCTTAGCATCTAAATAATTTCTATAATGTTCTGCGTGATCTTTGTCTCTCTTGCCTAGTTTTCTAGATAATTTATAAGAAGAAGACATAGCTTCTTGCTTTTCTTTTTTTAATTTATCTAATTGTTTCTGGGTAAATTTCTCTATTGGCTTAGTAGCCAATGGGTAGTCAGGGTGATATTTCATATTTGTCTCCTATAAAAAGCTAGGGGCAAACTAACCGAAATTAATTCGCCCCTTGTGCCCCCCTTAATTCGTATTATACCACGACAAGGGGGTTTAAGTCAAGGGTTATTTCGTCGATATGTCAACTATTTCACACACTCCAGAACTACAAGCCAACTCCTGTGATCCTGTTGTGTTGTCCTCTTCCTCATAATTACTTAATTCTCTCCAATCAATATGCTGTGGCATGTCTTTTATGGCCTCTAAATATTGATTCTTATCTATATCTTGATAGGGTGCTTGTTGATATACATGATCAGAGTATGGTAAAAAACTTATACCAGATATCTCATCAAAGTATTTGTATACCCATGCTCCCACATCCAACCACTCATGCTCTCTTACTGATACAGTACATGAAGGTTTGTGTTCACACCAATACCGTTGATATATTAGCCATGTTTCTAATTGATCTATTGCTGTTAAATCATTTCTAGTTATACAATCATTTGGTGCTTGCATTGGAAATGAAAAGACTACAACTGAATCGGGTTTAGTAATGTCTGGTTCGTATGGTATTCCTTTATCAATCATCAAGGCTGTTAAAGGATCTTTCTTATCTCCTCTAACTGTTCTTATATAATATTGGTTGTGTCTACTGTGTATACCAGATGCACTATCAACAAGTTGACTGACAGTACCACTAGGTTTAACACAAGTAATAGCTGTTGATTGTGGTATTCCTAATTTTTTAGAAAACTCTTTGTTAGTATCAACGGCTTCTTTTCTCAGCTTCATAAGTAATTCTTTTTTAGGATTGCTAGTAAGTCTATTGTCCATGATACCTGTTAAAGATACACCAAGTAATCTTTCTTCTTCAGTATTTTGTTTCCATATTTTACGAAGGTATTTAAAGTCAGTAAAAGTAGATTGAAAAGTTCCAAGTATAGTGGCCGCTCTCACTTTAGCTAAGAGATCTTTCTCACTATCAGTAGCACGAATAACTACTTCGGTTAAATTACAAAACTGATAAGGTCTTAAGATAATTTCAGAGCAAGGGTTAGTACCAAAGTCCCATTCAATATCTCTTCTATTATTTTCAGATGCTTTATTTTTGGCGGCTTGCCTATTAAAAATGCCACGTTCTCCAGATTTAGAATCATATAAACTTTTCCATTCTTTAATAAATACAGACATATCGGGTTTACTTGTATATGTTGCTGAGTTATTAGAGAGGGCACGTTGGCCTTCTTCTAACCACCATTGTCCTGTCTTAGCACTACGCATCCTATCATCTTGTAAGTTACTAAGAGATATTAAAGCAGATCTTCTTACTCCTCCAACAACAACTATCTCACCAACTTTACAAACAACATCATGACATTCTAAAGAATTAAGTTGTCTGCCTGCCGCATTTTTAAAAGTCTTAATAGTAAAATCAAATAAACTAATTAAAGGTTGAGGGCCACTTGCCCTTCCTCCAAAAGTTTTTAAACGTGAACCAGCAGGGCGCACTCTAGTTACATCTATTTTTGGAACTTGTCCAGAATATAACATGGCAATCAATTCTCTAAATGCTCTTGCCCAACCTGCTTTACTGTCTTGAACTGCAATTATTGTATCACTATCTTCAAACTCTTCTGCAACTATAGGTAACTTTTCAGTGTTGCTTCTTTCAACAGAAAATCCTACACCTGTTCCACATAAAAGAATATACATAACTTCATCAAAAGATCTTATATGATCTATCGGTATGTAGCTACAATTATATCCTGCTGTATTGTCTCTTTCCAATGCAGGCCCTGCCGTCATAAGAGCTCTCATTGATGGCATAACTTTTAAAGATAATATAGCATCTAACAATTCTTCTTTTATTTTATTATTTAATTTATATTTAAAATTAGTTTCAATATGATTAACAACAAAACCAACGTACCTGCTTACAGTTTCTCCCCACGTTTCTCTTCTTTTTTCTTCATCTATAAATCTAGCATATCTAGATGTGTGTATAAATTGTTGGTATTGCGTAGGCAGATGGTTATTGGTCATAGAATTCCTCTAGTTTAAAAGTTATATTATAGATGTGACGAAAGTATATTATATCATATTGGTAAAGATCTGTCCACAACATTATACAAAAGTCCTCAAATATAATGTAGATAAATCTTGTTTATACAAGTCATTGGTATCATCTATGATAACTCCTTTGATTTCCTTGTTTAAAAACTTACAAACTTGTACCATTATAATGGGACTGTCTGGGTATAGGTGTTGTATAATTGGTCTATATAAATACCTTAATTGAATTTGGGCTATTTTCCTAGACTTAAGCTTACACTCCATTATTATTATTTCTTTATTATCTCCGTGTGGTAAAATAACTATATCAGATTGGCAATAACCTACGCCTCTTCTATCCTTATAATTATACCATTGACCATGCAAAACATTATCTTCTCCATAGATAGCTTTCATATATTCGGCCACTCTTTTTTCATACAAGACTCCAGCTCTCTTCACACCTGTCAACCTTGGAGAGGGTATAAATGACGGGCGTTCATCAAGAGCCTTTGCCCATTGCAATTTACTGATTACTAAACGTCTTTTCGACATGGAAAAACCACATTCCCTTCTAGTTTTATGTAACCAGAATCTTCCATAGCCTTGATGGTTTGTTCTAACTCACCAGGATTTGGAATCTTTCTCAGCAATTCTCGTTTAAATAATTTCAAAAGCATATGACTTCTTCCATTATTAAATAGTGTACCATGCAACCACGTTACCATGTCATGTGCAATACGACCTGTGCGACCCATACCAAAACCTTCTAAAGCTTTAGGCATTTGTTCTTCAGCCGCAAACATTAATTCTTTTGTAAATTCCCAATCTTCTAACATTATCTTACGGGTGCCCCTCCTTGAAGCAGAGACAGCAATAGCAACTTTAATAAAGTGAGACACTCTACGTTGCACATATTCAGATAAATGATTATCAGTAGGCTCTGGTGGTATGCCAGCTTTTATATCTTCATCTACAATTTCAAAACAATCTTCATCAAAAGTCATTGGCCCATACATCTTAGATATATCAGCTAAGTCTTCTCTTAAATTATCTATAGTATTTCCACTAACTTTTTTTTGAATTAATGATTGAGGTATCCTTTCTCCGTCATAATAAATAGGAAGCATACGAGATAATAATCCTTGAGATCTTGCATCTTCTGGTAAATTATCTACAAATTGTTCTGGTGTAGCACAAGCTAACCAATTAAGACATGGGCCTTTTATAATATATTCCCCAGATGTTTTAGTCTTGTGACTATATTCTTCTTTAGAATCCCACATATCTGTCATAAACATTTGAAGATATCTCTCATGCCTACCCATAAACGTACCAAATTCTGATGTAACTAATGTCATTGATGAATCATAAAATTCATCCAACGCAGGTGTTGATAATCTTAAATCTAATCTAGTAATCTTAGTCATATCTACTGCTAATTTTTCTGGAGTAATTCTATCTTGTATCACATACAGTGGATAATTACGTAAGCCATACTGATCTAATCCAGAATTAAAATTTTGATCATCTTCAGTAGTGCCCACAGGTGTGGTTAATTTACTAAATATTTTTGTGAATGGTAGTATTAAACTTACTGATTTGTTTCGTCCTGGAGGGGCAATTAATACTACAAATAAGTTGGATCTAATATCATAGTTAGCCATTGGATACCACACACGTCTACCCATAGCCCCAGCTACTGCACTTAATGCGCTCCATTGTGCAAATGGTTTTGGTATTGGGCTATCTGCTACTGCATCTACTGATGCCTTTATAAAATCTGTATAGTTTCTACTCATGTGGTTTCCATTTCTTCATGTTCTTCCAATCGAGACCTGTCTCACAATCAGAAGGAATAATCATTTCTTTTTCATTTACTTGTATAGGATTTTTCATACAAGCTAATATCTTAGGGATAATTTCTTTTTCTTTTCCAATAGGAAACTGACCCAATATCGCATCATGTACTTGTCCTAATATTTCTACGCCTTCATTATTTAATTCATTCCATACACGATACAATCCTAAGTTTAATAAATCTCCAATAGTTGATTGAGGAATATATGCAATTGCTTTACGTAATGTTGTTGCATCATCTAGTCTTCCCCAAAATTGTCTACGTCTTCCTAGAGGAGTTGTTAAAGTACCTTCCAATTGTAATTGCTTGGCAGTATTATCATGCCACTTTCTAATGCCAGGAAATGCTCCTTGTATTTTGACTAAGGAAGATGCACCAGTCCCTATAATCGTGCCCCCATCAATTAGTTCTTGGAAACCACCTTCCTTGTCTTGTTTGTGCCACCTCTCCAATGATGACAACGCAACTACTCCACCATAGTAAAGTAATTGAAACCTCGTTGCATGTGAAATCTTAATCTTTAAATGTCTACCTAAAGATGTAGCAGATAAACCATAATTAGTTCCATGTCCTGCTCGTTTACACATATCTCTATAACTAAAATGTCCTATGTAAGGACGATCAGCTAATTCTCTATTTTGTGCTAAGTCAGAAGACCAACCCATATTGGGCCACACCATTTTAACTACTTGAGTATGTAAGTCTTCTCCTTCACACGCATTTACATATCCTTCATCACCTGCTACATATGCAGTAACTCTAGATTCTGCTTGTTCTAAGTCAGCATAAAATAAAATGTTACCTTCATCGGGTACAAATATTTCACGCATATCCTTTGTAATATTTTGTAAGTTAGTTCCTGTACTCCAAGGACTTTCTGAACTTGCCCATCTGCCTGTCTCAGTACCAGCTACTTTAAATGAAGTACGAAGTCTACCATCTTCATCTCTTTTACAATTAAGAATATTTAATTGTTTATCTATATCTCTCAAAGCTAAAATAGAATTACAAAAAGGACGAGCACGTGGGTATTCTTTTCTTAAATGTTCTAATGCTTCTTTATCTGTAGATACTTTTTGTTTACCTTTAACATAAGAAATAACTGGAGGAAGCCCCAACCATTCATATAAAAAACTTTTTAATTGCGTAGGACTATTGTGGTTGAGATCCTTTTCCCATACAGCTTCAGCAAAAAGATTTAACATTCTCTCCACTAATACTCTGTTCTTGACAAGGGGGGCTCGGATTTCTCCAACCTTCTTCTCATCAACTTTAAGTCCACGCAACATCATATGCATTGCAGGTTTTAAACTCTGCAATTCAAACTCATATGTCTTTCTAGTTGTTTGGTCTAACTCATTGGATAGCTTACCCCATATCTCATGAGTAAGCGCACAGTCTAATCCACAATAAACCCATAAGGTTTGTTCTTTAGACAGTTCCTTCTGTGCTATCTCCGTGTTTCTTATTACTCTCATCATCCCTCTCCTGTATGACTTCTATTAATTTATTAATAAACCATTTAGCTTTTTCTAAATCTTGTATTGGTTTCCCTTTGTGTTCATGTCTCCATAAATATTTAATAGCTGATGCTTGTAGGTAATATTTAAAGCCGTCTCCTTGACAAGATTTAATCGCATCAATACAACCAATACCACCTTTGTTATAGTGTGCTGGAAAATTTACTGGATCATTCTTTTCTTTTTCTTCAATCTTTTTTGATAATTCAATCATGTCTTTTACGCTTGTCATTTGCTATCCTCACTATATAAAAAAATTCTTCTTTTGCTTTTTCTGGATCCAACATGGCGAAGTCACATATTAAATCAAAATCATCGCTATCATTAATCAACCAATGAATAGCATCTTCTCTAAACTTTATGTATTCTTTATCGTTTCCTAAATAAGATATGTCTTGCATAGCTTGATCCAATACAGAACGCCAAAGTAATATCTCATTCTCAACCGCATAGTGCTCCTCTTCTATCGGCTTGGCCGCAAAGTATTGGGGACGTTTCATAAAGTTTTATTCCTCTGCTTTCGTACTCTTGGAAAAACTTGTTAGATTTTTCCATGCCCCCTCGTTAGTATAAATAGAACCTAAGTAACCCAAACTTTTTTCCATCTCTGGTTGGAGAGAATGTTGTGCATGCATTGTATCATGCACAGTTCCTTTGACTTCTATTTTATATTTATGACGCAACCACGATATGTCATACGTTTGATTCTGTGCTACTTTCGTAACATTAGGGTTGCTTAGTGTTCGTTTAATTCTATCCCATACTAGTAATTCATTAGAATAATCCCAATAGTCTTTACTATCTTCTGTTTTAAATGGAACTACCATTGCTCTTTTTTTATTAGGCGCAAATCCTATACAAGTTATTTCACCAAATGCAGTTTCAATATCAAATGATAAAGGATTGTCTGCGTTGTTAAGTAGTTCACATTCAGTTAAGAATTCATCTACTTCTTGTAGTGTTGGTTCAATTAATATTTCTCTTTCGGTATGTTCTATTTCAATATTATCTTTAGCACTAACTGCCTTCTTTAAATCTGCCGCTACGGTTGGCCTAAACGAATAGTTTTTTATTATAGATAGAGGACTGTAAGTAGGCATAATTTTATAAGGTCTTGTTGCCCACTCTGAATCTGCTTCAAGGAATGAACCTCTGTATGACCCGACTTTATCTAAACCATATAAAGACCATAGAGATATATTACCCATGGCTATAATAATTGTTGGATTATATTTATTTATTTCATCTTTTAATCTTTTTATATCTTGTTCATACTCTTCTTTTAAATATCCATATTGGGTGGGCACAAACTGTGACCTCCACTCTGTTTCTTTTTTTAATTTTTTGTATTCACTTCTTTTGTGAAAGAAATTCTGTGGGTTTTCTTGTGCAGGTTTTAATTGAATGGCATGAGTGAGCATAACAGTCTGTGCATTTATACCTGCGAATTTGCACATAGGATTCAGTACTTGCTGTATGCCTCCTGTATTTATTTTGTTAAGTCTAGATTCGGTAGTCGTAGGATATTCTAAAACTATGCAAACAGAATCCCCAGAATCTGGAACCTGAGACTCAACCCGCTTATGTACTGCGTACTCACTCATGTATTACAAATTACCTATTAATTATTTTCTTAATAGACGCTTGTAATATATCTTTATTCTTACCAACCATCTCGTGCTTAACTACACCAGAAAAAGATTGGCCGATTGCTTGTTCAAGCAACTCACCAAAAGACGACTCTTGATCCATGCCTAGAGATCCTGTTAAGAAACTCTTTAAAGACATCGCTGGATTTTTTTGTTTCATAGCATTAGGTGTTGCCCAATACTCTAGTCTTGTTGGTTCTGCGTTAGCTATATCAGCTTGATCCAAGTCTGATTGAATCACTGCTGTAGCTTTCACATTTATCTTCACTAACGGAGTTTGGTTCTCACCAACTCTGTCGGAACGATAGCTAGTAATTACAAAATCGTAACTACCCTCTGGTAAAGTAACCGTTTGTGGTACTTCATTTGGTGACATACTTAAAAAGTCACTCACGTCTGATCCTGTCATGGTATATACCCTCCTATTTTGACATTGATTTTGACAACTTCTTCTTTGCGTTACCTTGAATTGCATCAAACAATTTTGCAAGATCAAGTTCTGTATTAGGTTCTAATATATCTAATGCAGGAACTTTAAGATCCATTCTATGATCTGATACAGTTCTCAGTGATCGCTCTGTGCCTTTGCTAGAACTCTTAGTGTCCACTCTACAAACACAGTTAAAGTATCGACCCAATTTTGTAGATAGCTTTGAGCCAACACTAGTTGGATATGATTTACTCACACCCAAATCTCCTTCCATGTATTGCATGTGTGTTGTCACCACAACATTACACGGAACTTCCGAACCAGTTATATATTGAATGAGGTGTTGCACATCTCGTGCCGCCGTTCCCCATTCTGGTTGAGAAGGTTGGTCTGTTGGTTTCTTGTTATTAAAAACTAATGCACTACGTAATGCAGACTCTCCCATAAGGGTGAGACTGTCTATCACAAGCACATCATCTTTAGTCCAAGTCTTAACAGAACCAAAATCTTCAGTACCGTCTTTCCAATTAGCAATTAAATTTGCCCCCTTTCTAAAAGCTTGGGCTTGTCCAATTGGATCTTTAAGTGTCACATAAGACACACGACTTACTGCTTCTGGTGTTAGTAAGTCTGGTAATATAGATAGACCATCGTCATAATCTAATATGCGAAGGTTCTTTCCTGCGTTAGCTAATGAAGCTAGTGCCGCAGTTTTACCAGATCCGCTGTCGCCTACCAGTAATAGTTTAGTTACATCTGTTGATGCATGTTGTTTAATGTTTGCCATTTATAGTATCCTCCTACTTAAATATCTTTGCATGGTGTAAGGATCACTTATCTCATAAGGATCATAATCTGTTGGAACATTATCTGCTTTACCTTCTTCTTCAAACATCTTTTCAACTTGTCCGTCTTGAAGTACGGCAGAATATCTCCATGATCTTTTACCAAATCCTTTGTTACTTTTATCTACTAACATATTTAACTTGTTAGTTAATTCACCATTGCCATCTGGTAATGTTTTAATTTTTTCAATCTTTAAATTATTTGCCCATGCATCCATAACAAACTTATCGTTAACAGAAATACAATAGATATCATCTACGTATTGTAACAATTCATCTGCCATTACTTCGTACTCTGGTAAATGTTTAGATGAACAAGTTGGAGTAAAAGCACCAGGCAATCCAAAGATTACCACTCGTTTATCTTTAAATAATAAATCAAAATTTCCCATAATTTTTCTCCTGTATTTGTATTATATCAAAATTTTTTAAATCCGTCAACACATTTATTTTCCACGTATAGATTTAATTGCTTCCATTTGACTAACCATACTCCCATATACAGGAGAAGATAATCTTCCCCCCAAATATACAAGGTATCTATGTCGAATATTTCTGTCTTTATTTAGTTTACAGAATTCTTTGTATTCCATTTGATGAGCCTCAAGTTCTTGTTTAAATCTAAAATTATCATCTGCTAAATATTTTTCCCACCATCCTTCAATGTCATCGCCTTGTTGTTTTTTGTGTACCTCTTCATGAGCGACAAGTTCTGGGCCAAGTTCTCCACCACCAGGATTATAAATAATATCTCCCCATGCAAATATTTCTCTGCCCGATAAGGTAAACTTTTCTTTTATCTTATCATAGATGGGTGGAAACTCTTTAACTATTTTCATTTTATTCTTTTAAAAAGTAATCTCCACATCCAAGATCTGAATATAGAAACACAAGTAAATACCATAGCAATTCCTGCACTATCAGTTAAGGTAGGATACAAACCAAACAAAGGAAGCACAAGTAATTGTAAAAAAGTAGCCAATAAAAATCCACTACCAACATCTATAAAACTTTCTATTAAACTTCTCATGTGTCCTCATCTATTTTTTTATGGATTGATGCGAATACTTTCCGCCCCTCTTCTTTAGTATATTCTTTCATCTTATAAATTCTATGTTCTCTATTTGTCCAACGCAACCACTTATCAAAGTTCTGTTCGTAACTAACATCATCATTATAAATAAATTTTTCGTCTTGTCCTATATGAAATGTCATTGGTTTTTTTCTTTTTAAAAATTTACAAGAAAAATTATACCACTCCCAACGTAATAAAAAATTATTCATATCAACAATCCTACTATAAATATAGCTATAAAACAAAACAAGTAAATTGCTATGTTAACTATTATACTTTCTATTTTTCTATTCATTCTCCAACTCCACTTCTACTTCCATATCTTTTGGAAATTCAATTACATTATCTTCTTTAATTTTAAGATCTTTATGTATGTCTGTTTCAAATTCTGAATCAATAATCATTGGCCTACGTGAAGGTGCTTCAGTACACACATCTCTATATTTACAACCACCATAATTCCCACAAGCAGTAAAATCTGCAGGATAGTATTGTGTTTTAGCATACTCATTTGCTAAATGCATTTTATGTAAAGCATCTAGATACCATTCATCAAGCACTTCATCATTAACTTTGAAGACTGCTCTATCAAATCTAGAAAAATTTACACCAGTTTGCACTGCATCTACAATGAATCCTGCAATAGGTAATTTTAATACCCTACGTGCCGCCCATATATATGCATACACTTGATTGTTTGGCATGAAGTTTGCAAAATAATAAGAAGTTAATCCTGCTTTAGTTGTCTTGGTATCTACAACATATAACTCATCTTCTAATTCAACAACCTTATCTATACGTCCAGAAAATCTTTCTTCAGAATCTAAACCAAACGGCACTTCAAATCTTTGTTCTAATGCAGGCTCACCATTGGGCATTGTTGCTACTTTTATTACATCATCCCAATATTCTTCTGCTCTCCATACAATTGCACGGAGAGTTGCTTCCAAACCTCTGGCTTTATCTTCTGATTTTAAAAGCTCTTCCCCAAATTCTAACAAAACTATTTTAATAGCTTCTTGTATAGACTCGTCTTTTGTTTTACCATAAAATTTTCCACGATCCAATACTTCAAATCCAACATGAACCGCTGAACCAAAACCTGTAGCTGAAGAATAAATTTTAGATTTATAACCTAAAATATTTTGGTAGTTATAATAACGGGGGCACGATGAGAATGCAGATAAGCTTGAAGTATCCCATACCATTTGCTTTGCTTTCCCATTACCTAACCACACATACTTAGGAAAGTGCGGTGTTTCTATATACCCTATTCCGTCATCCATATTATTTATTTTCCTCTACAGAATCTTTATTTTGTTTAATAGTTTTATTCACTAGTAGTTCTTCTTCTTCTTTTTCTACATGCCATGCATTCATATTCAAAGCAATTGTTCTTCTCTCACCTTCTCCTCTAAAAGGAAAGACTGTGTGTTGTAACCACACTGGAAAGAAATACACTCTTCCTACTTTAGGTTGTAAGGTAAGCGAGTGAGGTGGTCGCAGTCGTGAAGCATCCATTGATGATGTGTTGCCGTAGTTAAACATTATATAACCGTCGCTACAGCCAGAAGAATCAAATAAAGTGTACCCTGCTTCATTAGGATCGGGTTGTTTTGTTATTTGTTCTGGTACTTTAGTCCAAGTAGTTGCCGCTAGTCCTGTTAAAGTTTTACAACTATGGTCATGTAGTGGATTATAATCTCCTTCATAACTGTGTACTGACCACATTGCATCTACTGACACACTCATTGCTTCTGGATAAAGTTTATTGGTTCCTGTTCTTTCCTTGAAGTAATGTATATATTTATGTCCAAGTTGGCACATCAAATGAGAAAACTTTTTAACTCTATCATCTCTATGATCCATTGTTAATTGTTGTCCTCCTTGTATTTGCCCAACTAAAGTAGGAGCATGTGAAATCCGCCCCTCTTTTTCTACAAGATTATCTAGGTAATGATTTAAATCTGATACCATAAACGCAGGAAGCTCTGCTTCCATTAACCAAAACGAAGGAAGAGTGTGCATTTTAAGGTCTACTTTAATTCCATCACTCATCTTCGTTTACCCTGTCCTCTGTATTTTTTAAAGCTTCTACGCTTGTGTTTATTTTTAGGACGACTTCTTAAGCTGTGTCCTATGCTTGTTCTTTTCTTCGGGCCTGGCTCATGTGAACTGTATGCCCTATATTTTCTCGCCATAGTTTATTCCTCCATTTGTAAAATTAAAAAACATATTATTAATATCAGTATAGCCTTATCTATTTTGTGTGGCGATGGGTTTAGATTCCACCCCATCATACATCTTTCAGAATCATAGAGAGCGGGTCTTGATCAAACTGTTTTGGTTTTGTTCTCGCCGCTTTTGCTGTTATTCTTTTACCAGATTTTTCCGCCGCTCGGATATTCTCTCTGGTATTTTTTAAGTATTCTATAACTGTGTTGATACCCTTTTCATTTTCCGCAAGTTCAAGGGGATCCATTTCTAAATATTCAGTAGGAATAATTAGTTCTTCTGTATCATTTGATTGGCTCATTAGTTGTTCCTCTCTCTGGTTCTAGTCTTGAGTCTGGTGCTTCAACAGACATCACCACTACATCTGGCAACGTACGTAATGTACATTCGTAATCATCAGAGTAGTATGTATTAGTAGGCTTGTCATACCTCATACTTTTAATTAGTTTTTTTATTTCTAATTCGGCATCTACTTTATCCTCTGCCATGACAGCCCAGTGTGTAGTGTGCATGTGACTAGTCACAATGTTAAATTTTTTCTTTGGTAAATCAACCATATTTATCTCCTTATATTAATTTATCGAACGCTACTTCAACCCAGAATTCCATGTATGCTATATCAAATAGCAGTTCAAAAGGTTCTAGTATTTTTATTATATCATTTATTAAAGTTATGTCCATAGTTTTTTCTCCTTAGTGTATTGTTTCATCAGGGTCTGGTACAATCTTAACTCCTGTAATTTGTGTAAAGTCAAGAGGGTCAACACCCTTTCCAGCTCTTATCATTTCATCTACTAACGGGCCGATAGTAGATATGTTAGCTACTGAACCTGCAAATATTCTCAAGGCTCCAGATGAACCCATAGATAACATTAGCATACGAAGACTAACTTCTAACATTGCCCCCATTAAAACCCCAGTCTTATATTCCTTTGATAATTCTAAGACCGCAGGTTTTATTTCCTTTACACACTCTTCAAATAGTTTTAAAAATTCTTTATCTTGGATCATCTCTACTCTCCACTATTTCAAAATTAACAGAAGAAGGTTTCTCTTTAGTTTTCTTTATGAAATCTTTGTCAATTTTATTTAATAAATTTCTGGCTCGTCTTAGATCTTCTAGCTTAGTAGCTGATACAATTATGTTTCTATTTCTGTCACTAATTAAATGGTAAGCTTTTGTCATATAGGTTCTCCTGTAGATTCATTTATAAGTTCTAGTTGTTCCGCCTCAAGTGAATGAGTAATGCGTACTCCCTCGTCATCATGTGATATCTTTAAAAGGTTATACTTATTTTCATCCACTTCAAGATTGTCTTTCATTTGTTCTTTAAAGGCTCTGATATATCTATTGAAACGCATAGCTAAAGCGAATGGTTTCTCATTCTTTATTAATAATGAGGCATTCTCTGTCTCGGTCTCATCTAAATATTTACTAGCCTTTTCCAAAGCGTTTGAGATATCTATCTGTTGGAATAGGTTGTAAGTTTTCGGGTTGTACGCCATTTGCTTCCTCCTGTTTGTATTCATAATCGTCTATATCATCATTGATACCACGAGCAGATGTATCATTATATGCATCTCCACTGTGATCATCAAATCCGTCCAGAATAAAGTCGCCATCTTCTGCTACCCATTCTGTTTTCTTTTTCTTCTTGTTGTACTTTGTACCTTTGTAGGTATAATTATTTTGAGGCATAGTTAACTCCTATTTTGCTGTGTAAGATGCCGTAAATCCTACGGTTAAAACTACTAGCCATATAATAGCTAGAGGGTTTGGCAATGACATCACGGCTGTCACTATCGTATATAAAAAGAATCCTACAATGCCAAGTCCGTAGAATACTTTACCACATTCTTCCATGCTTCCACTCTTTCATATTGTCCTTAACAATGATGAAACTGTCAGACATTTCTAAATTAACCTCATCAGTATAGACATACATAGTTGCTTTAACGTGTAGTTCTTTACTATCTTTGTCATCTGGAATGAGAGATATCGTTACAGGTTTATACCCTGCTCCTATTTCAAGCCTATCTGTTAGACTCCAAGCGGTAGGGTCAACTTCATATAATTCGCCCTTTATTTTAAAACCTTTCTTCTTTAAAACAACAACAGGAAATATGCCCTCACCATAATCTAATATGTCAAAGTTGGGGGCAGTATGATACTCGCCTAGATATTTCTGTCCATTTAGGAAACCATGTAATCTATGCCCCCTCTTCAGTGTGCCATACACAAATAATTTTTGTTTGTCACCCATTAAGTTCGTATGTATTTTGCTATAAGTTGTTTTAATTTATCTTCCCATATATCTTTCATGTCTTGTGAATTTGAATTGTCTTTTGCGATACGTAAGTTTTTCATTCTTCTTTCCACAGTTACTATGCTTTTATTGTATGGGTGGTCTTCAGCTTTTTTGTAATGCATTTACTTTCTCCGTTATTATTTCTAAAACTTTAGGGTTATCTCTGAATACTGCCATTAACATATTTGTTAAAGTGTTTACAACTTGTTCTTCATTATCTTCTTCTTTCAATGCTCCCCCGTCTGCGTTTAAAGAAGATATGTATACACATGCGTGCATGATTTCATGCAATAAAGTATTGGCATAATCAATTCCGTCTACTTCTTTTTGTATCTCTATCTTATTCTCTCTTGAGATGTATTGACCCCAACAATCAGTATTAGATTTACGAAAAGAGGGATCAACTCTTTCTATTTTAACATCAGCAAAGCCAACTTTTATTTGGTCTAACTCTTTGTTTTTATTGATTCTTTTTGACATAGTTATATATCTCTCCTTAAAAAACTAAATTCGTCATTGTGTCTAAAGGAGTATTATACTCTTTTTTTGGCGACGAGTCAATCTTTTTCTTTCTGTCGTCATAAAGTTCTTCGGATATTTTTCGAGGCATAACAAGAACTCTGCGTCTATACATACGAGCAACAACTCCAAATCTTTTAGCATAATTACTATTGATATATCTCTTATCCTCTAAAGCTTTGTTGATATGTCTACGAAAATAATACACAGGTTTGTTTCTTTCACTAGCCATTTTACATACGTCTGCTTTACGAGTATAGGTTTCATAGTTAGTTAAATCTCGGCGTTCTTCTCCGTCATCATCTTCCCAATAATCATAGTGACGAGGCTCAAAAGGTATTAAATCTGCAACAAGAAATGCTTTAGGTAGATTCATTTGTTTAGCCATGATGTTCATCTTCTGCAATCATATCATTAAGCACAGTCACTTGGGCTTGTCCATACTTGTCAACGAATTGTTGTCGGGCTTCGTCTATTGTTATTACGTCATCATCTATTTCATCAATTAAATGCCAAGAATATTCTTGCATTTCCATTAACCAATTTTTCATTTGTCCCATATTATTTGTCCTCTCTTTCTAGTTTGTATACCTCAACAGGTATTGTTTTTACAATGTTAACAATTTCTGGCATGTCTTTATGTACTAAGTTTGGGTGTGTTGTATTGTCTACATAGCTGTTATTAAAACTCATTAACGCAACCATGATAGCAACTATACCCCATGCCCAAACAATACCAAGTGCAAACCATACAATCATAAATTTTTTGAAGCCTACATTCATAGTAAACCACCAAAATAAGATACAACATATAAGAGTACACCTATAACTATTATTAACATAGTCTTTGCTAGTATATCTTCATTCATATTTTTCTCCTATAAAGTGTGGGAGTAGCAAACTGATTAACTAACACAGAATAGTGCTTGGTAATCTCGTTGCCCCCCTTAATTCAAACTAACCGAACTATTCGTAATTAGCTTAAGCATATTTTGAAATATGCTAGGGTGTATTGGAGAGGGTAGTAAGAATCGAACTTACTTACATAGAGTTGCAGTCTATTGCATAGCCAATCTGCCATACCCTCTCAAGTGTGGCAAAATAAACACATAAACCTTTGCCACTTCAGTTCTCTTTGGCTCTTATCTCCTGTACGATTGCGACTTTTTTCACTCGACCAAATGTGTTTACTGAATATTGTGAGAACGATTGAGTAGCCATACTCAATTTAAAACTACAATGTCTTACCATTGATGTACCTATTGATAAGGTCAACGAAGGCTTGTACTGTCGTTCTCAATTCCTATTATAACATAATAGAAAATATTTGCAATAGTTTTTTTACACTACTGAACACCGCTGAAACACCGATAGAACACTAGACGTTACGATTTTGGGGTAAGCCACCCCTATATCCCTATAATATACGATCATTATTATATATATATTTACTATATATAGTATATATAAGTTAATATAATATACAAGAGGGTTTGGACACCTAATATTTTTAAATCGTAGCATATCGTGTTCTTTCGGTGTTCTTTCGGTGTTATGCTTTGACCATGCTATAAATCCATTCAGCTATGCCGATTGGATTTTCTTCACACATCTCCATGATTTCTTCAGGCGTTGCACTTACTAAATCTTCGTCTTTGATTTCAGAATAAATACCAGATTCGTTATAGTATTTTGCATCAATCATTTCTTGAGAAAATGATTCTTGAGTTGTTGGTACTGCTAAATCACTTTGAGATTCTGCATAAGTCCTAGTATTTTTTGGCTTATCATTGTCATAATCCCAATCAACATAAGAGTTATCCCAATCAGTAGTCCACGAAGTTTTACCATAATGACTGCCATAATTTCCATAGTAATTTATAGGTAGTTTCTTGCCTTTCTTGACATCATAATCGTAACCTACACCTCGTTTGATAGAATAGGTATTGGATAACCACCCAACACCAGATACATCTTCACCATTTTGAGGATTGATAATTGTAAATTCTTTGGTGTCGCCATCTAAGAATAACATTTTATCTGAGCCAATGATATCGGATATTAACTCTTGCCAATCTTCATTGTATAAAAGTTTAGGGTTGTTTATTAATTGAGGTTTCAGAAACCATTTAATAAATTGATGAGTGTCAGATTTACCTTTGTCAATCATAGCCGTAGGTAAACTTGCTCCGTTATGCATCACCCATAAATCTTTTCCATGTTCTTTTTTATTGAGAACTTGAAATGGGTGTGATAATGCTTTGGTGGTGTCGCCTTGTGTTGCAAACCTAAAATGAATACCCATAGGAATATTCAATTCTTGATAAGGCACAAATACTTTTTTAACATCATCGAATGTTTTAGGTAAGATTTTGTGTGTGTGTATTTTACCATTGTTGTAAAACATAACACCAAAACCATCGCTATTATTTTCGTAGGCACATTCCATTAAATCTAAATCAAGATTTTTTGGCTTGTCAGTTTGTATAATTAAACACATAATTTTATCTCCTTTTCAGTTAAGATTAACCATTAACGACATTGTCAATGGCTAGGTTTAGTTCATTGGTGACAATACGATTTGTATTGCCCCCTTTGATGTAGTCTTTTCTCACTAACCATTCATTAAAGTATGGGTATTGAGATTTTATTCTTGGGTTGTTAAACCATTTCAAGAATTCTCTATAATGTAGCGAGGACATTTGTAAGCTACATTGTTTTACATATTCAGATAGAGCAAATGAAAATTCCAAACATCTTAATATTCCATGTTTGGTTACGTTGCCTCTAAATATTCTCAATTCAATATGAGTTGAATGAGCAAGATTTACGGCTACATATTTATTATAATCTCGTTGCCCTCCGTCTGTCACTTTCTTAGGTGATCGTTTAGCATAACCCTCACTCGATCTTCCACTAATTTTAGTTATAAAATTATGATTCATTTCATCATTTATGAATACTAAAATTTTACCAACTTGGGCATCTGTAAATGATCTTCTGTTAAGGTTGATATGTAGT